CCAGCCACCGGCCAGGCGACCGTCGTCCGGATGGCCCACAACTCACCGGAGGCGAACGCCCCCGCCGATGTCGACGTCGAACGGGCCGCACCCAGGAACACCCACGAGGCCGTCTCACCAGCGGCGACACCGATGCTGCTGACAACAGGCTTGCTCGCTACGGCAGCGTTGTCGAACAGGATCCCGGCGATGATCGTGTTCCCCGCCGGGACGATCGTTGACAGGTTGACGGCGATCGTCGTGCCCGCCGCCTTGATCGGCGTGGCGGCTGTGTGGTTCTTGACGAAGGCGACGGCCACCGTCGCACCAATCAGTCGAAGGCGACTGTGGCGGAAGTCACCTGATACGTGCCCTGCGCGCCGTACGGTCCCTCGGAGGCGGCGAAGGCTCCGGAACCACCACGGGTGCCCGCCGTCGAGGCGGTCATGAAGGCATAGTGCGAGACCGTGGCACCGGCGGGGATGTCAAAGGTCTGCGCCGCCGAGATGGATGCATCACCGTTGGCCGAGGCGCCGAAGGTGACCTGCTTGCGGGCGTAGGCCGGTGACCCTCCGGCGATCTCGGACCCGGCACCAGTGGGGTCGCCGTTGTAAAGGGCGAGCCAGGTGTAGGCGCTCTTCCAGGCGTCGCAGGCGGTGTTGAGGCCAGCAGAGGTCAAAGGCATTGAAGGCTCCTCATGGGGCTGTGATGACGTACAACGTTTCGGCGTCGTAGGTGTCGAGGTTGTTGTATTCAGTCTGCGTGCCAGACCACCACTCTGGTGTGACACCAGGCTTCCCCGGAGGACCGGGAATGCCACCGGGCGCCGACACGACCTGCGTGGTCCCGGTGTTGGCCACGACCTGCGCAACAGCAGGCGTCATGGCTGTTACCACAACAGTGGGCGGTGGAGCGGGGATCACAGCGTCACCTGCTGACCAACCCGAGCCTTCCCCGAGAGCATCGTCCTGGGATAGGCGTAGTACAGCGTGCCGTCGTCGGTGTTGGTCTGGAGGTCCCAGAAGTACTCGCCGGGGTAGAACGTCGTGCCCGAGAGCGTCACCATGGTGCCCGGCGGCATGGTGGCCGTGCGCGGCATGAATGTTGCCGTCACCAGGAAGTCAGTCATCAGGATGCCAATCGGCCGCACCGGGGGCCACCAGTAGCCGTAGCGCTGCCAGTACTTGGTGCGGACCTGCGAGGCCCAGGTGGCTTGGACCCAGGGGATCTGGGTGGTGACAGGCGGCTCGCTGTCATCAACATCGGTGTAGGTCCACTGTCCGTTGCCGTCATCAGCCCACCCGGCACCGACCGGCTGCTCCTCGACATAGGCCATGCCCTGGAACAAGAAGGCGAACACGGCCCAGTCACCAGCGGTATACGCCAGGTCCCGGGAGCCCGGGAGCAGTGACGAGACGCCTCCGTCGCCCCCCGAAGAACCCCCCGAGCCTCCAGGGGCGACGAAGCCGCTGCCCGGGATGCCGGGCGTCACGAACGCATTGGCGTAGGGGGAGTGCTCGACACCTTCCATCTGGACGGCGCTCGACAGTGCGATCAGTGTCGTCTCTCCTGATGTGACAACACCGGTTCCGAGTGCGTTGATGTCGGTCACAGACCCTCCTCTAGGTACGGATCATCCAGTTCACACCGAGGAACGGCGGCAGGGTGCTGATGGGCGCCCCGCCGCCGACGACCTGCTCGGTCAGACCGACGAGCGAACCCGTGCTTGGTTCGACGTGCACGGTGTGGCTGTGGCCACCACCGACCGCCGTCACATGGGTGTGCTCGCTCCTCCCTGATGTGACTTCTACTCCAGTGGCGGCTCGTGTTGTTGCATCCACCTCCTGAACTGCCACCGGGTGACTCGCGTCGTTGAATGGACCATCGAGGCGGCGTGTGCCGCCGAAGTACTTGGCGATGAACGCCCCACCACCGGCACCGTCTGCCCAGACGTGTGCATGTCCACCGTCTGCCACGTGATGCTCATGAGCACCTCCTGACAAGACGTCATGGGAATGGTCGGGCACGGCAATCGCCGTGGCGGCGTGCGTGTGCCCGGTGAGAGGGTTTGCCGCCACGTTGTGGCGATGCGGCGGCATGTTGTTCGTGCCAAGCGTGACCGTCGAGGATCCACCACGGTTCCCTACCGGTGCTTGCATCAACACGCTGTTACGAGCATCAGGAAGCCTGAAGTTGGAACCTTCTCTCCACTGCGGGAACTTGTCCCACAGCCTTCCTGAGACAGCCTGGGAGACCACTCGCCCGTCGAGGATGAGCCAGCCGGGGTCTGCTTCCGCCGCCATGGTGGCAACGACAACACCGGCTGGCGTTGGGTCGGCTGCGATGTTCCCCCATTCCGTACCGCTCCACAGCCAGAGCGTGCCATCACTGCGCTGGAAGAGGCCTCCAGCCACACCGCCAATCGGGAGCGTGTGCCCTCGGAGCAGATTGGTGCCGACAACAGTGCCACGGGAGACGATGCTGTTGTCGGCTTCGACCGTCTCGGCCTGGAAGTTCCGGACGGCCAGATCACCGAGCACGGTGAGCCAGGTTCCGGAAGCAGTCACCCCGACCAGAGGCCAGTTGAGCGATCCATCGTGGCTGATGCTGAACTTGAACGTGGTCCCGGCAGTGTTGTAGACGGACACAATCGTGCCGTTGTCAATGGCAGTGGCCAACTTCAGCGGAAGCATGATCCGCTTGTCGGTGATGACTGACACACCGGCACCGACGTACACTGCCGCCAACACCATCCGGTCATCCGGGATCGCCGGGAAGACCGGGTTGGGGTTGGCCGTGCCCTGAAGGACTCCCACGACACCGCTCTGGTTCACCGTCACCAGGTCGAAGCGCGCCTCGGCGGTCACCGAGCCGATGAGGGCGATCGTCGCCGCCACAGGCACGATGACACCGTTGACGACGACAACACCCGTGGTCACATTGACCTGTGATGCCACACCACCATCGGTGACCTGGCAGCCGGTGATGACACCGTACCGATGGTTGCCGAGGATGGTGAAGTCACCGGAATCAGGCTCGGCAACATCGAGGTTCCCGGCAACGTCCGGTGTGTTCTTGACGGTGAACCCAAGCAGGGCGACCACGGGGGCTCCTTCAGGCCGGACGCGGATAGTTCATGACACCAGCACGGTTCTTACCCGCCGCCTCGGCTTCCAGGACGGCGTCGTACTCCTCCGGGTTGGCCTCGATGTAGTCGGTGATCTCGGACACGGTGTAGTCAGCCGGATCGAAGACCCGGTACGCCTCCAGTTGGTTGAGCAAGGTGGTGCGGTTCTTGCCCGCCGTCTCGGCGGCATAGATGTCCTCCACCTCATCCGGATGCGCTTCGACGTACTCCACCACCTCAGGCACCGTGTGGTCAGCAGGATCGAACGGCCCTGTTGACTCATCAAGAGCCATGGTCTCCTCGCCACCGCCACCTTCCTCGACCATCATCGGGCTGGTGGTGGCAACAGCGGTGATGGTGATCGGGTACGAACCCGCTGCCGGAGTACCGGTCGAGGTCGCCGTGCCACCGGAAGCAGCCGACGTGACGTTCGCCGCCGTGTCAGCGAAGGTGAACGTCGTGCCCGAGGGCGTGCTGGCAACGACCCAGGTGCCGTCGAACGGAGCGCCAACACCGGCCACGATGACCTGCTGACCGATGGCGAAGCCGTGGGCCACCGTTGTGGTGAGGGTGGCGACGTTGCTCGTCAGCGCCTTGTTGGAGATGGTGCGCTGCGTGTCGGTGACTGTGAGCGTCGCCGTCTTGGACCCCGCCGTGGCGTAGGTGACCTGCGTCGGTGCCTTCACGGTCTGGGGCGTCGGCGTGCCGTTGGGCGGGAACGCCCACGAGAAGTCCTGATCGGCACGTGTGGACGTCGAGTTGAGGCTGAAGGTCCATTTCAACCCGTTGTTGGCTGCGGCGTCGGCATTGACGGTTGATGTGGCAACAGTGCCCTTCGAGCCCCAGGTGTTGGGACCGTGGACAGCGATGATGCTCATTGGGCCTCCTAGCCCCTGAAGGGCATCTCCATCAGGAGATCCCGGTCGAACAAGATCTGGGCCACCCGCTCGGGCACCCGGTAGCGCGTCCCTGCCTTGAAGTCGAACGAGTCCTCACCGATCGTCATCTGCTCGATGGTGATGTTCGGCCGGATGATGTAGCCGACAGCACCCTGCGGTGCCTGAAGTGGCACCTCGTGCACCTCGTCCACGATCAGCGGCTTCTCGAAGATGCCGTTCAGCGTGCCCAGGGTGGGCTCTTCGTCAGGCTCGGTCTGCTGCTGCGGTTGCTGCCGTGCTGTCGCCATCAACATTCTCCTTGTTACGAGAACCGGGGAGGCCCGAAAGCCTCCCCGGTCCATGCGCCATAGAGCGGATCGTACCCGCTCAGTTGGTGATGATCCGAACCACCGCCGCGTCGGTCACGGTGCCAAAGCCCCAGATGCCGTACCACGCCAGGGCGTGCTCACGACCGAAGTCGAGCACGCCGCCGTCACGCAGTTCGACGGGGAGGCTGATGGCATGCCCGAAGGCGTTGTCACCGACCATCAGCGCCTCGAAGGCGCCGGGGAGTGGCGTCGGCCAGGTCTGGCCCCAGCCCGGTGTTGCCACATCACCAGGACCGAGATCCTGGTACGACGAACCGGCAACTTGCTCGATGTCGTCACCAGCCCCGCCCTCACCGGTCTTCCCGAAGGTGTCACGCCAGAAGGTCTGGAGCACCGAGGGGTCGTCGCCGGTCGGGGTGAGGTTGGTCGAGGTGCCGGTGCCGATGCCGACCGGAGCGCCGATCTGGGTGGTCTCGATGAAGACCACGTCGTTGATCCGGCCGATCTCGCCCAGCATGAAGTTGCCCGGCGCCGCGTACTTGGTGACCTCGATCCACTCCGGGGTGTCCCGAAGGCGCCGTGCCTGGTGCGGGTGCACGAAGCAGACGTAGGTCTCACCGAGGCGAGGGATGTTCTTGGAGGCCAGGGCCTCCACGGCATCCTTCACCGAGTGCGGGTGGAGGTAGAACGGCCCACCCGAGGGCGCCGTCCCGGCCACCGTGGCCCACGTGCCGACCGTGCCGGGCTCGTACACGCCGTACCCGGCGTTGATGGCAGCAGGCTTGGCGTAGCCGTAGACCTCCGACGTCGACCGCTGGAGCGTCGTGCGCGCCTGCGTGTCGAGGTAGAGCGCCATGTTGCGCCCGAGGAGCCGAGATGCTGATGCCATCACATCATCGAAGGAAGCGTTGAGGAGCAGTTCGCTGACGGCAACAGCGAAGCCCTGCTCGGCCACCTTGATGTTGTACTGCTGGGCGGACAGACCGTGGGTCCGCATGCGCACACCCTCCACCAGCGGTCCCGCCGGGACCGGGAGGTTGTTGTAACGCATGAAGTTGACGGTCAGACCCGGCATGACGCCGAGTTCAGTCTTCTTCACCGCGAACTGCTCGAACCGCAGCACCGGCATCGCCTGGAACAAGATCTCCTTGCTCCAGATCGTCTGGATCGCTGGCCCGAGCATGGTCGAAGGGTTGGTGGCACCAGTCGCCGGAGCGACGCCGTACCCAAGGCCCGTCTGGTTGGCACCAACCGCCGCGGCTGCGTCGTAGCCAGCAGCAGGCTGGTAGATGGAGTTGGTCGCACCGGCTGCCACCTGCGGGGTACCGGTGATCGCAGTGTTCTGCGGGAATGGGGAACCGAGCGGGGCCGGTCCGGCCATGGAGCCCTCCTAAGGGACGTTCGTTGTTGACGGTTACTACCGGCGTCGCGCTTGCGACGCTGACTGCATCAGCCGGTCCCGGTACTTCGTGTACGTCGCCATATCCATCGACCGGATGTCATCCGGCGTCAACGTCTCGAACGTCGTCTGTTGCTCCATAGGCCCCGAAGGTGGCGCCGTGACGGCGGTCCCCCGGTACTGCTGGCGCTGCGAGGTTACAGCACCTTGAACGGACGCGAGGATCTGCGCCGTCCGCGCCTTCATCAACTCGATGCTGGCGTCGATCTCCGCTTCGTTGTTGCCGGTGATCAGATCCCGCAGTTCGGGCATGATCCACTCGGCTTCCTGGTCGACCCGAGCCCGCTGGTAGTTCACCAACTCGTTGAAGCGGCGCTCCTGCTCCAGCACGGCCCGGTCACGCTCACGCTCTGCTTCCAACGACTGGAAGCGTTGCGACCACTCATGCTCCTTGGTCTCCAGGAGCGAGCGGACGTCCATCTCCTCCTCACGCTTCTTGCGATCAGCCTCCTCGCGGGCTCGAAGTTCGTCAGCGATGGCGGCTTCCCGGGCCTCCCGCTCCTGCTGGAGGGTCTTCAGTTGGGTGTCCATCTCATCGATGCGCCCGTACAACTTGTCCTTCTCCTCCCGGCGGATGCGAGCCACATCCTCCTCGGTGAAGAGACGCTGACCTCCGGCGGTGTAACCGCCACCAGCAGCCGTCCCGGCCCCAACGCCCTGCCCAGGGTTGATCAGGCCGCTGTTACTATTTGCAACTTGGCCTGGCTGGAGATCGGCATAGGTGACCGGTGGCTGGCGGGGATCCGTGCCCACAAGTACGCCCTGAGCAGGGGTTTCAGGGGGCAAGCCACCGGCGCCTTCCGCAGCAGTACCTGACATCATGTCCTCCGTCGAGTTGTCCGTATACGCGAAGGATGCCACAACGTCGCTGATGAGGGCTATACCCCGTCACTTGTTGGTGTTGTCATAGTCCAACGTCTGCGGCGGGGCGATTCCGTAAGCAAGTTGCATGATCTGCTGAGCCAGGACCGGGTCGACCGGTCCACCCGGCATCGAACCGTCCTCCATCATCATCGGCGTGCCGTCCGGCATGATGCCGGTAGCAGCGATCTGGAACTGGGTCAGTTGCGCCCGGATGAGATCAAGCGCCGCCTGCTCCTTGGTGTCCTCCAGCAGTTCCTCAAAGATCTCCTGGACCTTCTGGTCGGGGAACTGCTCACCCAGGTCCCGCAGAGCGCCACGCTTGGACTCCAGGCCGAGCGCCATCTTCGCCTGGATCTCGTTGATCTTGACCAAGAGATCCATCGGCAGCGGCGAGATCCAGTTGACCTCGGTCTTGTAGGTCAGCGCGTCGGTCGGATCCAGTTCCAGCATCTGATCCGGCTTGGGCGGCACGCCCGACAGGATCGGGTTGAACACCAGCGCCTCGGGCTCGAAGATGGCGAGCGTCTTGATCACATGGCGGTTGATGTCCTTCAGGCCCCGGGTGTACTGCACCACCTTGATGTGACGACGCATCATCAGCGGCTGGTACTGGATGGTGAGCGCCGTGCCGGTGGTGTTGGAGATCGGCTGCTGCTGGCCGAGCGCACCGGCAGGCACACCAGTCGACTCGTGCATCGCCTGCTTCAGCACCTCCAGGAAGCCGAGCATCCCGGTGAAGTCCGTCCGCATCTCCAGGTTCTGGATCTGGGCGTCCTTGTTGCCGATGGCCCAGACCTTCTTGGCGCCCTTCTCCAGGCCCGAAGCCTTGGCCCCGATGATGACGGTGACAGGCGAGCCATGGTAGTTGATGATGTCGGAGATCTCGGTGGCCTTCTCGTTGTACTCCCGGTTCAGGCTGATGATGTCCTGGATGTCCGAGAGGCCCCACGGGCTCGATGCCACCGGGTAGTTCGGGATGAACGCCACCGGGATCTCGCCCAGGGGGTTCGGGCGCCGGTCGATCAACTCGTCGTTGACGTACTCCTCGATCATGGAGTCCGTGATCAACTCGACGTAGGTGTTGACCGCCCTGGTTCCATCAGCAGCGGTCGCCCAGAACTTGTACTTCAACTTGAAGCGGATCATCCGCTCCCGGTCGTGCGGGTGGAACTCCGGGAAGCAGAACGCCGGGTTCAGCGGCAGGATGCGCACCCGGCCGGGATGCGGCAGGCCCGCGGCGTCCACGAAGGGTTCCTCATAGGCGGTCTTGACGAACACGTCGCCGGAGACACCACCCTGCTGCGCCATCTCCCACAGGATGTTGTGCTTGTTGTTGTCGACCTCCCAGACCCGCTTCAGCAGCGGGGGCAGGATGGCCGACGTGGCCTCGGGGGAGGCGAACTCGACCCCTTGGCCAAAGCAGAAGTTGTTGATGTAATCAGCGAACGCCTTGACGTAGTTGAACGTCAACTGCGAGTCACCGATCTCCCGCCGGTAGGCCCAGTGGTGACCGAGGTACCACGCCCAGTTGCTGGCGTAGCGGGTCAGACGAGGCCCATGGACCTCGAACTCCTCATCGGCCAACTCCACGAGCCCCAGGGGGCTTACGGCAACAGTGAGATCGCTGGCTGCGGCCCGGTACGAGGCTGGTGCGAAACTGATCATGCTCATGACACCATCCTCGTGCGGTCCGGGCCGCAACCAGAGTAGTGCCTACCGACGAGCCGTCTGGGTCTGCTGGCGCTCGGCCTGCCGCTCCTCGGCTTCCTTCACCTTGTCGGGGTTGGCCTTCTTCCACTCTTCGATCTCGCGTTCTCCGGCCTCCCGAACCTGCTGAGCCTCCTTGTCGCGCTGCTCCTGCGCCTTGCGCTGGCGGTCGCTCATGTGCTCAGCCTGGGACTCCAGGTACTTCTCCTTCGCCGCTTCCGGCGTCGGCTCCGGCTGGTTGGGCATCGGGTTGGGCGGGAACGCCGCCCCACCGGTCTGCGCCTGCCAGACCCTCGCCTCGACCTCGGCCTCCACATCAGCCAGCGAGCGCTTGTCGCCAGAGTTGACGGCCTGAGCGACGGTGGCGTCCGCTTCGAGGTCCTTCTTGCGTTGAGCGGGAGTGCGATCCTCGCTGTCGGCCATGTCATTCCTCCTGGTAGTTCGACTGGAAGTCGATGACTACAACCGTAGCGTGTTCCATCTACCTGCTCACGTCTCCGACACGCTACCCCAGCGACAACGCGCCCCAAACCACTGACATTGACACTAGGGTTCCGAACCCTGCTACAGTGGCACTCATGATCGGGTACAAGAACGAAGCACTGAAGCGGGTCGGCGTGAGCAAGCACCGGCTGATGTCCGGGCACTCGGAGACCTGTGTCGTGTGCGACAAGACACTGGTCCCCGGTGATCCGCCCCACACCTGCGCCGAGCACTCGGACTGGGAACTGGTCGTTGTTGACACCGACAGCCAAGGCAAGACCGAGCAGTACCTACTGGGTCACGAGAACGAGGACTGAGGGCTGATCCTCCGACCCCTCTTCTTGAACTGCGCCGAGTACTGGGGCATGGCAGACCATACCTCACGCTGCTCCGGCGTGTCCTCGGCCATGATGTCGCCCCGGCGGTTGCCCGGGTGGTACGGGTTGTTGCGGTCCCCGACATAGGCGCCCTTGCGACTGATCTCCCCGTAGGCCATCTGCTCGTTGGCCAGCGTCGAGCGCCGGGCGGCAACCTCACCCCTCGGTGTGCGGGGGAACGCTGCTGGCACATCAAGGTTGCCCTCGTTCGCCGCCCAGCCACCGAGGTGCCGACCAGGCTGCATCAACGTCGTCTGGTTCGCCTCGGCGTAGGTCCGGATCGAGGACCCGGTCGACGGCAGCGCATGGGTGCCCTCCTGGACGTCCCGCTGGCCGACCATGAAGACGTTCCTGGGCTGCTCCCCGCCGCGGCGCATGTTCGCCGTGAACCCGCCGATGTCGGGGTCGTTGAGTTTGGCCGCGAGGCCCTCGAACTGCGCGTCGGAGAGCATCAGACCTTCCGTTCGATCTGGCGCTTGCGAGCGTTCACCGCCCGCATTGCATCCGGCATCAACCGGGCGGGCATGAAAGTGTCCATCTTGGCCTCAGCCGCCTGCATCGCCTGGGGCTTGGGCTTCATCTGGATGAACGGGTTGACCGGGACCCACCTGTTGTCGCTGTACGGCTGCGGACGCCGGACCCCGAACTTGTAGGGGACAACAGTAGGGCGCCCCGGCCCGGGCGCCCCTCCTGCTGTCTTGGCGACCGTCGCGGGCTTCGCCACCGAACCGGTCTTGGCTGTTGCCATGATCAGTCAGGCACGTTGGCCCGGTTGATGCGGTGGATGCGGCCCTCGGAGCCGTACTCGCGCTCGAACGACGGCGGCATCATGCCGGTGTGAGCACCCTGGACGAACTCGGCCAGGAGGCTCGGTGCCTCGATCCACGTCGAGGAGCCGAGGTGAGCCCGCTCCTTCATGGTCTCGGCGGGCGACTTGGTGACCGTCGCCCAGCCGCCGTACTCCGTGCCCTGCGTGTCGCCGTAGGCGCCCTGCTGGAAGTCACGGGGGACATCGGTGTCGGTGGCGATGCCTTCCTCGAAACGCAGCGGACCGCGCCGACGCTGGTTGTCAGCAAGGTCGTACTCGTACTGGACCTCAGGATCGGGGTAGCCCATCAGCGTTCTCCTTGTTCGGCCGATCGGGGCGGATGATACACCTACCGCTGCTGAGCGGCGTAGAAGGGGTTGTTGAATACCTCAACAGAATCCACCTCTTCGACCTGACTCATCGACACGGCGATGGCCAGCGAGTCGGGGAAATCATCGTGCGCCTCGGTCTCATCTGGTGCTGTAACCAGCATGTGACCCTGCTTGTACTCCTTCACCACGTCGGTCATCTGCTGCGTGAACCGGCGATGTGCCCTGGTCCGGCGGGCCTTGGAGTGGCCGGGGAAGACCAGCATGCGCCGGTCGACCATGTTCTGGAGGAACTTCCAGCGAGTCCCCTGGGCCTTCAGGTCGCTTGGTACCGGAACCACTTCCATGTGACTACCGAGCAAGGCAGCCAGGCGCTCGGCCACCGCCGAGCCCATGCCCTGGGCGTCCACACCGCACCGGGCGATGGCGTAGTGGCTCAGGAACTCAGCGATGGTGAAGTACTGCTCCTCCCACGGGACATTGGTCAACTCCAGCCAGTTGAGGATCCGGTGCTCCCGCAACCCGAAGGGATCCGGATACTCCCAGTCGACCCAGCACACCGTGACCACGGTGGAGTCCTTGATGCGCGCCACGTCGATTCCGGCAACACACGGCGAGCGGTACCACGACTTGACCAGTGGCATGGATCGGTCGGCCATCGACTCCAGCACATCCTCGGTGACGAACTGGCCCCGCTCCAGAAGCCACTTGATGCAGTACGACATCTGGAACTCGTCGGAGTCCTCACCGAGGCGCAACTTCTCCTTGGCCACGAACTTCCCGTAGGACGGGTTGTACTTGGCGACGATCTTCCAGTCGTACTCGAAGTGGTTCTGGCGGACGCCCCGTCGCGTGCCCCGGCGCTTGTTCAGTTGGATCGAGCGGAAGAAGTCGCCCTTGACGTAGCCGGGCGTACCGATCTTGACGATGGTACCAGCGTAGGCAGCGAGCATCGGGTGGATCGACTTGCGCACCACGACGTCATCAACATCCTGTGCTTCATCCACCACGATGATGTGGTACGACGAGCCCTCGATCTTGGCCTTTGGGTTGGCTGTCTGCCGCCGGGCGAAGGAGCCGTTCTTCAGCCGGATCATCTTGCCGCGGCCGTCGACCTTGTCATCGATCTCGGGGTCGAGCATGAACTGCTGCGCCCGCTCGCTGGAGAGGCGGTCCACGATGCGCCCGTGGAGCAGTGTTGACTGATCATCGCTCGGCGCGAAGCAGCCCACCCACAGGCCCTTGGCGAAGCGCTTCATGATCTCGAACGACAGGGCCAACTTGGGGAACAGCACCATGCAGCCCGACAGCGTGTCCGCCAACGTCTCGGTCTTGCCCGACTGACGTGACAACAAGCCGCTCAGTTCCTCAGCGTCGTTGAGGATCAGGGACTCAACGATCCGGTAGGCGAACTCGTTCTGGTAGGGATGCAACCGCATCCCGGTGAACTCCTCGTTGAAGATGAGAACCTTCGTCACCAACTGGTGGACGAAGGCCGTCGACTCCTCGTCCAGTTCAAGGACCGGCTCTTCGTCATAGTTCTCTTCGCCCTCGAAATCCTCGTCATAGATCTCCTCAGGCGGATCCTCTACGACCTCGTACAAAGGGGGCGGCATGTTGCCGGAGACTACATGGGAGAAGCCCCCCGGGGAGGGAGACCGACCCTCATCAGATGGGGGAGGCCAACGACCCGGGGGGCTTCTCAACAACCGAGGCGGGCGGCGGATCCCACTTTCTCGGCGTTGATTCGCAGGTTACCGCTTCTTGGGAGCCTTGGCAAGAGGCTTGCGCTTGATGACCCGCTTGGGAGCGATGGCAGCCTCGATCTCGGCCGTGCGACCCTCCCTGGCCAGGCGGAACGCCTTCACGCCTCGCTCCAGCATGTCGTCATATGCATCGCCGTAGCGGCCTCTGGAGTGGGCCAACTTGGCCTCCAGGATCTCCTCCAGGAAACCGAACACGCCATTGTCGAGATCCACCACGAAGTAGGGGAACAGCGGGCTGTCCCAGTGCCGACGTGGTTCCGTCGTCACCGCTTAGCCGTGGTCTTCCGAGCCTTGGTAGCGACGGGGGCCTTGGAGATGCGGCCGTTGGACGAGCGCCTGCTGCGCACCGAGACAGCGACCGCTTCGGCTTCCTTCTTGTCCTTGCGGCGCTGGTAGGCGTTCTGCTGCTCCTGCATGCAAGCCGTGCCGTGGCAGCCGTTCTGGTACCGGAAGATCGAGGAGTCGGGGCACGTGGCCGAGTTGCGCTCGGGGTCGATCGCGCACACGCCCTTCTGCCGGAGCACCAGCATCGGCTTGGCCTTGCGGCCGGGGCGCTCCAGGTTGAGGGTCTTCACCTGATCTTCCAGTGCCTTCACACGCTGTTCCAACGTCTTGCTCATGATTCTCAGTGTAGCGAATCCTAAGGCGTTAGGGGAAGCAGGTTGCTAAGAAACTGTCACAGGCCTGCACGGTAGAGCAGCGCCCGCACGATCTCCCCAGCGTGCTCGATGTTTCGCAGCACCTCCTCCAGGGGGACTTCACCCTTGTAGATGCCGTTCGACGCTGTCATCAGAGCAGTGTCAGCAGCCGTTCGCAGGTCCGTGTCGCTCAGCCGGAGAAGACGTTTGTCAAAGTCGCCATTGACACTGACATCACGGCGCTTGAAGATCACGTCATCCTCCGGCGTCGGACGACCTTGGTTTCAGGCTCAGGCGTGGTTCGACGCCGGAGGATCTTCTTGGGCGCCTCGACCTCGGCCTTCTTGGGCTCGTAGATGACGACACGGGCCTCCATGTCGACCTCGGACTTCAGGACCATCTTCTTGCCGACCGGCTCGGCATCAACCCACGTGTAGGGGTTGCACTGGTCACAGGTGACCCGCTCATCCCACCAGATGGTGGTGCAGTCCTTAGCCGTCTTCGTCGGAATGCTCAGCCCGCACCGTGTCACCGTCACCTTGGCGTCCGTCTTCCTCAGCAGGTGCATGACGTCGGGCACCCCATCCTCCGATCTCAGCAGCCTTGGCCTTGATGTTGTAACCACCCAACTGCTTCATAGCATCGGAGTTGGGGTTCGACTTGCACCAACCGACCTGCACGGCGTTGTGACCACAGCGCATTCGGATACCACGGCCTCGGCGGTAGGGCGGGGCCAACTCACGGATCCATGCCGCCGAGAGCAGCATCTTCTCGGTCGTGGGCCGCTCGAAGGCGATGTAGAGCCGCCAGAGCCCGTAGATGCGCGTCCTCATCCGAACTCACTGGCGAACTCAGGGGCCGGGCGGTACGGGAACGAGTTGAGCGTGCTGTTGACAAATCGGCCCGGCGAGCCCGCCGAGCGGAACTCCTCCCACACAGCGAAGCCCACGGCGTCGTAGACGTAGGGCGGGTAAGGCACACCACCAGGGCCGTTGACCCACTCGACTCGCAGTTCCTGTCGGCTCGGGCTGTACATGGCAGCATTCACCCGGCTGGAACCGAAGGAAGCCCGCTGCCAGTCGTCCTCGAAGTCGGCATCGTAGATGGCGACCTGCTCGTGGATGCGCTTGCGGGTGCTCGTCCTGTCAATGTCAACAACTCCGGGCGACGACTTCCCCTTGGCACCGTGCGCCGAGCGTCGGTAGTGGCCATAGCCCTGATACCCCTGCGCCACGGCTCGCTGCGAGCGCCGGGCGTACTCAGCGGCATAGTTACGTGCCCTCGCCAATGAACCCACCTCCCCAGCGGAAGACGATGTTCTCCAGGATGGAGTCTCGCTGCTCCGGGAACATCGTGGTCATCTCCCGGATGATAGCCGTCCGGTTTACTGTTTCCTGTAGCAGCGTTACCAGGTGCTGCGCCTCGTCCTCAGTCAGCAGGGCCACATCGTGTGGCTCGGCCGTCTTGATCTCGATGCCGATGAAGATCTCGCCGTCGTCAGCGAACGACAGCGTGAGGGAGAACCCATCCGGCCGGATCATGGCCTAGTCCAGCAGCAGGCCGATCCAGAAGATCCCGATGACGACGAGGACTGCCACCAGCAGGGCGACGACCAGGCAGTACGCAGCAAGGCCGAGCGTCGCCGCCATCCGGATGAGCACGCTTCCTTCGTCACGGTTCGGATCTTCCCACCTCACCCATCCAGTGTGCCCATCAAGCGGCCCCTCCAGTCGGGAAATGGGGACAGCCTTTCACGTGGGTGTAAACGACCGGCGCCTTGATGTTACGACACATGCACATGTCAACCATCACTTTCGGCCTGGCCATCTCCGGATGACTCCACGCCTGGTAGTCCTGCCGCGGGTGGAAGCCGAGATCCCGGCCAGCCTTGCAGATCCAGCACGGGCAGGCCTGCATGTCCCAGTGCTGCGTCATGATGATCTCGATGATCTTCTGGGACTCCTCCTGGAGGACCACCACGGTGGTGGCTGTGTCCATCAACATCTGAGCCCAGGAACGGTTCTCTTCGGTGTTGTCATCAACCGTCACAGTACGAACCCTCTCAGTCCGGCGTCCTTCAGACGGGCCACGATCTCTTGGCGCAGGCCGTCATGTCGCTCCCGCAGTGCTCGCAACTCCTCATCGAGCGCCTGATACTCCTCGATCAGTTGCTCGATGGTCTTGGAAGGTTGAGCGGCGGTCTTGGGAGGTTGCTTGGGTTGCGCGGCGACGGCCCGCCGCCTAGTAGCCATGTGCGCAGTGGCTAACAGGTCGACGGACCGTCTGTCAATACGGTACCCGAAGAATCAGTAGGATCAGTAGGTGCTCCAGGCCCCCCAACCCGACACGTGGTAGATGTGCACCGCACAGCGGAGGTTGAAATCCGGATCGAACAGGTCCGACCGGCTCCCCCCACAGTCGTCGGCCCACATAGGCATGATCTGCATGAGTCCGGAAGCACCCGAACGGTTGTAGGCACCGGGCTGGCAGTTGGACTCTCGCCACATGAGGCGATCAACAGTTGGCCACTGAGAAGCCGTGAAGCCCGCTCGGAGTGCGTTGTCAGACCACTGTGAGCAACGCCCGCTCAGCGTTGGAGCGGACACCTGCTCGGGCTCGGGCGCTGGAGCCGGTGCTGCGGGAGCGACGTAGGCCTTCTGAGCCTGCGAGACGTCCCACCACCAGACCCCGTCGACCGGTCCAGAGTACAAACCCTGATCGATCGCCGCCTGCTGGAAGCGCTTGACAGCGTTCTCGGTCTGGAGACCGAACCAGGCATCCGATGGGCCGGGCCGGAACCCGTTCTCCCGGAGCCAGGTCTGCATGATCGCCGTCCACGGGTTGTTCCGTGTGCCATAGAGCGGCATGCCAGTCCCGAAGGGATCGGCTACCTCCGGAGCCGCGGCGACCACAGGAGTCGCCTCGGATGAGGGTGGTTGGGGTGCCTCACCGATCATCGTGGTCGGTTGCTCAGGTGACGTCTCTTGTGCGGCAGCAGGGTTGCTGTCGTCAACAAGATTGGCGGCAAAGGCTGCACTCATGAGCACAGCGAGGATTAGCAGTCGCCTCACGACGGTTCTCCTTGTTGTGTTGACAAACCCGTTTCGTCACGGGATCGCAACACTCTACGGGTTCGGAATCTTGAAGGTCAAGTCACGAGCGGATCTTCACCGTGCCACTCGATGACGTCCATCGCCGTAGCAAGCCGCAGCAAGACGTTGTTGCCCAGCGAGTAGAAGCCGAAGCACACCGGGTTGATCTTCTCACCAAGATGATGGTGACAAGGGATGGCACCCATATCTCCACACTCCTTGATCATGGAAGCAACTCGCTCAGCATCGACTGGACTCTTGTTACCAAAGATGCATGTAGCACACTGCTTGCGCCGAACGTGGACCTTGGTGCCGTCGAAGATCTGGTGCTTCTTCTTGCGCGTCACCTCAGGCATCCGCGGAGATGCCGACTCAGATACCCAACCCCCACAGAGCGGCCACAACGAGGACAAGGTGTTGTCACTCTTGCCCTCGATGGCCGCTGCTGATTGTTCCGGCGGTACTTCGCTTGACGACAAGCGCTGCACATCTCTCCTGGGACCTTCGGGTGCAGTCCATTGGCACACAGCGCATTGGCAGCATGATGAATCGTCCGGTGCTCAGAATCTGTAACCGGTACCAGATGTCTTAGGTTTACACACCACTTGTTGCCGCAGGTGTGGTGGAGATCTTGTCCTTCAGGGATCGGTCCCACCAGATGTTCATACACCACACGATGTGCCATTCGGTACAGGTTCTCCTTGTTCGGACCACGCCCGACGTAGCACATGCTGTAACCAGTAACAGACTTAGCACCATCCCAAAGCCAGCAACCCCGTCCTTTGATGATTCGGTCTTCAACCGGCCTTACAGGTGGTGCCATCGCACTACCTTATCACGGCCGTCACGTTGTGCTTCCACACCGGCTCACCATCACCCCGGATGTAGGCATCAACCCAGATCTTCCGGTGGCTCTCCAGGTTCCAGGACCCGTCCTCGTTATAGGCGGGACCGAGGGACGAGTACCACTGCATCTTCGGGTGTCCCCGCACGATCACGGCCGGGCGGCTCCAGCGGAGGCCGTCCGACTCCATGGGATGACGGTCATCGAAGCGCTGGCGCCCCTCGTAACGGCGGACGTGGATGACCTTGTACTGCTCGCCCTCCAGCGGGTGCTTCCGTAAGCGGTCGAACTGGCGCCGCTCGTGCCGCTTGGGGATCCACGGGTCACGGGGGAGGATCCGCTGCCACATCAACCGGAACAGCGACAGCAGGATGCGCCGGACCCGCTCAGCATTGGTGCCCTCGGTGTAATGCAACATCGGCCCGAATGGGACCGCCATGAGCGCCATGGGAAGCACCTGCGGCCTGCCCCGATTGAGCCAAGCGCCTTCCTCGACCAAGTACATCCCAGCGTCATAGAGCGGCACAACTACCAGAGCACCGTGCTCCTTGGTCTGCTTGGTGACCGTCTCGACTTTCTCCGGACTGTCATCAACCAGTTTGTATTCGGCAACAATCTTCTTGTAGTCGGTGACATAGGTGCCATCCCGACCCATGAACGCATAGGCGAACCCGGCGATCTGCATCATCTCGCGCATCGGGTCACCCACCTCGAACAGGTCGTCCTGAAGGGTGTGCTCGAACAGGATGACGCCGCCGTTGTCCGGCACGTCCGTCAGGTGGAAGAAGTCGGCGCCGAACTCCGTCTTGGAGAGGTTGTCCACGATGTGCAGCATGTCGCTGGAAACATAGGTGGTGGAGTTGTGGGCAAAGAGGGAGATCTGAGTCGCCCGGACCGCCATGCGCTCCTCTTCGTTGTATGACTTCCGAGGGTTGCGCTCAGGATCCGTGTAGGCCCGGTACAACCGAGCCACGTGGTCCTCGCCGTGGGGTGAGAGCAGCCAGTTGTACATCTTCAGGTGCGCTTCCAGCGCCTGCCCCGGCGATCGGATGGGCTTGGGCCGCGGCCGGTCCAGATCGATGACCAACGGGTCCCGATCAGGAATGGGGTAGATGACGAGGTTGTCTCCTACCACATCCAGCCGGGTGTGGAAGTCTTCTTCGGGCACCGACAAAGATTACCAATGTTGTGACTTGCAACGCAAGGCATCGGAACCCTACGATGTGCGGCAATGTACGACGAGTGCAAAGCCATCGGCCACGCCATGGACCACGTGCCCAGCGACTGGACGCCACGATGGGGCATACCGCTAACCGTGCGCTGCATGCGTTGCAGCGCCGAGCGCCGGGACATCATCGATGCCCAGGGCAACCTGTCAAGCCGTCGCTACATCTATCCGGACGGCTACAAGGAATGGCGTGGTGACCACGTCGGCATGAAGAAGCCCCAGTACCGGCTGTGGCTTCTGGAGCAGGAGATGGCTGCGCTCACACGCAGGAACAAGCGACGGGCGGCATCATGACAGATACCAGTGACAACGGTGTGTTGACGGAACCAACCAGGGCACAGGAGATGGCTGAGCAGATCTCCCAGCCCAAGAAGACGTACCCCTCGCAGACCAAGAAGGCCCGGTGCCCGGTCTGCAAGAAGCCGCAGTACACCCGGGACATGGGCAACCACCTCCGGCAGGTTCACAAGATCCCGGTGCCCGCCCGCCAGCGCGACGCTCACGAGTGGGCGGCGAACTGGATCAAAGAGCAGGACGCCTACAAGGATGGCCCCCGCAAGGCCCCTCCGGCCAAGGTGGCGGCACCGGCCAAGACCCCCGCACCTCCCAAGGTGCAGCATGACGTGATTCCGACATCAGAAGACGTCACCATCGCCATCGTCCGCTCATTGTTCGACGGCGATTTCCCGATCAAGCACCTCCGGGCCATCATGCACCTGGAGACAGCCGTCAGTGACTTCCTGAAGGAGATCGCTCTTGCCCAACACACCTGATCCACTGGCCCGCTGTAAGACCTGTGGCAACCACAACATCAACTGCATCTGCGAGCCTGAGGTCACCACGCAATGGTGCTTCTTGGGCGAGCCCAACCTGATCGCCTCGTTTGTCTACGCCAACAGCCACCTGTACGAAGAGAGCACCCTCTTCGCCACCATCGAGTACGAGACCATGTCCATCCGCACCTCGACCGGGTCACGGATGATCTACTCCAGCCGTCCCCAGCCCGACATCCCGAGATTGGTTCCAGCAACAGCCAACTACGTCATCGTCCCGATACTGCCGCCGGAGAAGCCGGGACGTGACTTTGTGGCCAGAGCACTCCACATCGCTGAGACGAGCCGTATCCCAGACTGCTACCTACGACAGGCCAAGGATCTCTGGTACTACACCACGAGGAACGCAACAGGTACCCCGCCCTGGGTGGACCGTTCCGTACCGCCGCCTCGTGGGATGGCGAGTGGTGGTGTCGGCCACAGTGGTGTTCGAGCCGGAGGCGGTGGCAGTGGCTACTCCTTCGCGGCCAGCGGTGGTAGTGCCAACGGCTTCGTGTGGAACGGCGCTCCTGTCAAGTTCGGACCGATAGGCGGTGGTGGCGGTGGTGTCGTCAACAACGAGCCCATCACCATCATGTACGACGAGTTGGCAACGCTGGACCCACAGGTGCTGGAGAACCTGAAGAAGATGGTCGCCAAGAAGAGCCTCGACAAGCCCATCAGCCTGAAGGACATCACCAACTCATGAGCAAGCAAGATCCCACCTGGCACAACATCGCCGTCGCAGCCCGTGCTGCCGGTATCAACATCGACTACTTCCTGGAGGTCACCCAACAGCGCCTGGAAGATGCCTTGACCGACATCCTCGCCCAGGTACGTGGCATCCCCACGTACGAGGCCAGGCGGATCGTGCTCACCAACCCCGAGGCCAGTGGCCAACTGCGCGCTCTCGTGCAGGCAGCCCTGCAAGCGTGCTTCGGGGAGCCAGTTGCTGTATCAGCAGAGCAGTTGCGACTCCCGTTCGAGGAAGGATTCGATGAGGGTCGCTGAAGGACCCAACCCACCCGGCGGCTCCAGACCCCGGCCTCCATGACCTTTCGTAGAAGGTTGCATGTATGTCAAGCCACCGTTCGACCTGGAGAAGCGGGAGTGGACCGAGAAGGCCGCTTGCATCGGCATGGATCCAGTCCTCTTCATCCCAGACTTCCCTGACGAGACTGACGGTCGCGGGATCATGCCGGATCCCGCCGCCTTCAGCGCCTGTGCCACGTGCTACTGGACACAGGCATCTGTCAACCCATGCCTGTCATGGGCCGTCCTCCATGGTGAGAACGGCCTGTGGGGCGGTGTAGTACTCACCAAGGGGAAGAGCCGCATGCTCTCCCGAGGGGACGTCTTCCGGTCCCTCACCTACCCGGCCCGCGCCCTCGTGCGCCATCCTCCACGGGACTGGGACACCCGTGATTGATTCCGCTAACATCATTGACATTGACGATTTGAGCCAGCACCAGAGCCTGCTGTCAATGTCAATGCGTCCGGAAACAAGGTGATGTTGTCGGAAGCAACACCATATCCATCTCGACCATGAAGAGTGTCAATGCCGCACCTGTCGGGCACCCCAATCGGACAACCACTGCGACCGTGAGCGCTGTGGCGGCTCCATCCCCGGCAGGTGCGGCTGCTCGATCTGGTCGACGTACCTGGTCGTCTGCTTGCCACGGAGCACAGAGCGCACGAGGTTCCGCCCAGCCTTGTGCTCGTGCGGCGTGATGTCGGTAGCACCCCAGACGTACAGCGCCTCCGGCCGTTGGTACTCCGACTTCACAAACTCGTGCTCGTTGGTGACAGCAGTAGGTGCTGATGCCGGAACCACACCCTTGCGTTGGAAGTGCTGCACCATCCGGGACGAGTGTTCACTGAGATCGTCCGGTGGCTGGAGTTCCCGCCCGCGCATGCGTGAGTCGTTGGCAGCAACACCGAGCAACGTCGGCGCGTGGATGCGCCCCTCCTTGGTGGAGAACAGCGAGTACACCACATCGTTCCCCTGGGTGTGCTCCAGGTTGAACAACCGGCCGCTCTCGTGCGGATCCTGATGGGTGTGCGAACGATAGACGTTGCTCCCCATCGGATGCTCCTTCGAGCGACGACCGCCGTATCCGTAGATCTCCTCGGCCTGGTGCTGGGGGTACTGGATCTGTGTGACGTCATCACCATGGTGCACCTGAAGATGCGCCGCCCGCATGCCGAACACGTCCCCCCGATCGCTCTGCTCCAGATCGGTGTAGGCCGTGTAGTCAGTCGTGGGACCACCGATGAGGCCACCGGATTTCCGAGTGACCTGCACCTTGGGGAACTGCCTGCCCATGTCCACCGCACCAGCGTACGTCCTGGTAGCACCTTGGTCGAGAACCTGTTAGGGTACCGTTCCCATGCCTGCACCACTGATCGACCAAATCGCCGTGGACCACGTGTTCCACGACTGCCTGTACCAGCCCGAGGAAGTGTCGGTCGACAAGAAGTCGCCCGAGGATGCCGTCATCGTGCAGGGCGTGATGCACACCTTCGGCTTCCACCCGCAGCGCCTGGAGTCTCACCGGGCCGAGGTCAAGGGCTGGCTCGATGACCTTCCCGTGAAGTTCCGAGCCAGCAGCGGAGGCGGGTGGTCGTTCCTCAACCTCTGCGAGGACCGCAACGGCACCCAGTGGACCGGCTTACACTTAGCGTGTGAACAACTGATCACGATGGCCATCGGGCTGGGTCTCGGAGAGTACCCCCTACCCCGCGAACTGTGGGACGTCGCTCCCGGCGGAATGCCGTACTTCACCTACCTCGACAAGGAGCCGGTGTGACCATCAACAGTGCCAGCATCCAGCGGATCGTCGGGGTGAAGGAGAACATGGCGAACCGCTACATGGCCTTGATCCGGCGCTCCCGGCTCTCGCCGGAGATGTTCATCTCCCTCACCGACGAGGAGTTGTTCAACATCGCCAACTACGGGGCGAAGGCACACGAGATCACCGTGGCATTGCGAAACGAGGCCGGGACCTACCCCGAGCACGCCAAGATCGCCCGCCATCGGGACGAGCACGAGGCCATCGTCTCGTTCGTCTCGTTCCTTGATGACAGTGACACACACTCCATCTGCCATTGGAGCGGGTCGGAGTGGAAAGCCTTGGGCGAGACTGGCCTGGCCAAGTTGATCGCTGTGTACTTCGATATCGACTACAACAAGTTCCTGGACGAGAAGGACGTCATGCTGGCCGAGATCCGGAAGGCGCACGATGATCACACATGAGTACGCCGCTCTGGTTACACGCCAGCGCCAGGCATCCTTCATCGAGATGCTGTGCGGCGGCGCCTTCTTCCTGGGCTACCCGGACCGCTGGTTCGAGGAGCCCGGACCGTACTTCCGCTGCACCAAGGGCCACGTGTCACACCGTGTTCTGTTGACAGAGCACGGTGACCGGTGCCTGGCTGCCCATTGCTACAAGCAACTCATGATCACCTTTCCCGAGGACGTAGAGGAGTACGTGCCGTGGGAGCACCTGAGCGCCCAGGATCGCTGCCGCCTGCTGGCTGCCCTGGAAGGCCGATACCCTGGCGCCGAGTTGGAATCCGAGTAAAGGTACGGTATCATAAAGAGATGCGAGCCATCCTGGGCATCGACCCACCCGACGACGACTTCGATCACTGGACAGTCTCCAGCGATCTGCGGAAGCCCGGCTCTGGCTTCAGTGACGATGCAAACTACGAGGCGCAAGACACGTTCAAGTCGCAGTTCCCCGACGTAGAGTTCGACTGCGAGGAGTCCTGCTTCTTCGCCTACTCCAAAGATGCCGAGACCGCTCAGCGTCTTGTTGACACCCTCACAGCATGGGTCGAGAAGAGAGAAGCCCAGTAATGCCGCCCGTGATTCCCACCGCCCCCTACTCGGAGTGGACTGTTGACACACCACTGCACGAGTTGATCTACGAGGCGCTCGGTGCCGCTTCGATGTGCTGGGAGCATCCCGAGCGGGCCGGGATCTTCGACGCCGAGCAGGCCAACGCCATCGGTGAAGCAGTCATGACGATCCTGCGCGCCAAGCAGATCGGCTTGTCGTCATGAGCAAGAAGGATGACGAGGCCTTCGCGAAGTGGGTCGAGGAGCAGGTCGTCAAGCCGATGTCAGACTCCAAGATGGTCATCGGCATCTACACCGGCAAGGTCGACGTGAAGTTGGCCGTCGAGTTGGGAGCCTCCCTACTGCTCGACAAGCCGATCATCCTCTGCGTGACCCCCGGCACTGTTGTATCCGACAACCTCGTGCGAGTGGCAAAGCACATCATCGAGATGACAGACGGCTGGGAGAAGCGGCTGCCCGACATCTTGGGGGAGATCCTGTGAGGAACGAGATCCGGCGCGCTACCCACAAGGCCGAGATCCGACTGTCGTGGGATGGCCTCACCGAGTGGCACGAACTGGACGCTGCTGTACGCAACAAGGCGAGGGACCTGATGGATGAACTGTGTGACCTACTGGCGGCGCAGCCATGACCTCCGGGGGAGACGATCGGCCCGTAGTCGGAGAGGCGGATCGCAACCGCCCTACCGCTGTGGGGAACGACAGCCGCAAGCCGACCGCTCTCCGGTACACCCGGAATGCCCAACCCGATAGGAGACCTCATGAAGAAGCGTCTGTGTGCTGCACTCAGCATCCTGGCCCTGACTGCCGCCTGCGTCGTCGGTACTGCCGAGGGCGCCAGCGCCACCCGCAACCCGAAGCCATGGTGCCACCCGTGCAAGGGGATCACCCCGTAGCACGTCAATGTCAATGACTACAAATGTGGATAAAGCGGTTTCACCGCGGCGTGAGACCGCTCACACAGCGTGGCGGTTTGAGGGCCTGATATGGCTGGGTATGGTCGGCTGATGGGCACCATGGCATTGATAATAGCAACAATGCTGATCCTCCTCTGGACGTTCCGTTGACGTGAGATGACAAGGGTTCGGAACCCTGCTACACTTCCGGGCATGCCGCTCCCCACCGTGCTCGAACTGAAGCACTTCTACGACGCCCGCCAGCAGATCGAGCAGCACCTACTCGACCCAACGCTGATCAGTGACATCGCCGCTGCGTACAACGACCGCCATGCTCGGACCCACCTCGCCCTGTACGGGAAGCCCGCCAACCTCTCCGAAAGGTTCCCGAAGACCCGCGGCAGGAACGACTTCTGCGAGCCCGAGGTGGTCATCAGCGGGGACGGCGTCTACTGGAGCGTCGAGGACTACGAGCGTGACTCGTGGGAGATGTGGGTCGGCTACGAGGAGTGGCCGTTCGATCCCGAGGCCTACAAGGCCCGGACCGATGTGCTGGTAGCGGAAGCAGAAGAGAAGCACAAGGCAGTCCAGGCCGAGATGAAGCGCCAGGAGGCCGAGGACAAGCGCCAGCGCAAGGCGACCGAGGAGATGAAGGAGCGGGCCGAGTACGAGCGCCTGAAGGCCAAGTACGGCGCCACCGAGCCCGCATGGCCCTGGGAACCCCAGCGATGAACGTCACCCTGGTCGTCTCAACACCGGAGCATCCCGAACCGTTCACCCAGACCTTCGACCACGTGGAGTCGGTCCGCTGGATCAGCGACAGCACAATGCTCGACATGGATCCCGGGCTCCAAGTCCGGCTGCCCGGTGCGGTCCACCGCTTCAGCCTCGACGTCGTGCTCGATCTGCTGGTGACATCATGAGTTTCTGGCCCACTGACTGGCGCGGTGCCTTGGCCATCATTCTCGGCATCGGCATTGTTGTATCTATCAACATTCTGGCTGCTGGCGTTGTTCTTGTTGCTGCTACCAGCCATGATCTCCGTCTGGTGCCCCTCGGATTCGCCGCCTTCCTGGCCGGGTTGTTCCTGGGCGCCCTCACCACCTACTTCGTCACCCACCGAGGAAAGCCGGTCAACCTGTGAGCAAGGACCAGAACAGGATCCAGCGCTCGATCGAGCGCCTGGTCGAGAACCACATGGCCGAGCACGGCGTCACCGCGGCGTACCAAATGCCTCCGTTTCCGGAACCACTGTGCACCTTCGTCAACCCGCTGTGCCCGGAAGACCTGTGCTACCTGCCCTACGACCACGTGGGCAGCAAGTGGGGCTACCACGTCCTGGGGACGACCAACTACTCCTACGCCGAGAAGTTCGACACCAAGAAGTTCCCCTCGCTGATGCCCGCGGGCACCGAGCGGAAGAAGTTGATCAGCGTGGGCTGGAAGATCCAGCGTGAGTGGTTCCCGGGACAGGTGCACTGATGAGGTGGCGCATCACCCTCCGCAGCGACCCGCCGCAGCAGGTCGAACTCCGTGGTTTCCTTGATGTGGAACCAGACGAGTGGGAGGACCGCATCGCCGCCCTAGCCGAGGCCCTGGAACCTCTTGGCATCCTGGTCATCGGGTCACCTACTGATGCTGACTACAATCCATTCAACTTCTGGGACCAGCCCCGCACCGTGCTAGAGATCCAGAACATCGCCACACCGACGGAGCGCAACTCCTCCGGGCTCTCCCTCTGCGCTCACTGTGGCCGTACCGTCGCCTATGTCCCTGACATCAAGACCACTGACATCCCCCATTGGGTCCACGTCGATAACCAGCGAGAGGCCTGCCGTGGCTGATATGAAACGGTACCGTAGTTGACAGACCACTCTCCGTCCCTCTAGTCTTCGGGTACCGAAGCCTGAACGGGGAGGGGTCCATTGAGGAAAGTCCTATTCGTCCTTGCCGCGTCCTTGGCGGTGTTGTTCATGGCAGCACCGAGCCAAGCGTCCACCGTGGGAGCGATGCCGAAGGCATCCATTGGTGTGTGGGTCAACAACACCCGCTGTGGGTGGCTGACATCATCCCGCCAGGTCTGCACGCAGACCGGCGCCCGTCTCATCAACTCCGAGGGCGACATCGACTGGCGTGTCATCGGCATGAACTACCCAGCAGGCTCGACGGTGTGGCTGGAAGCACACATCTACTCGGCCTCGAACATGGCCCTGGTAGGCCACTACCGGACCAGCCGCTACGTCTCCTACTCCGGGCAGAGCGTCTCGATCGGCGGGTTCTGGGACTGCTCCTACGCCGTGACCGTCGTCGGGCATACCTGGAAGGCCTATAGCAACGTGCAACCGTCATCACAAGTCTGGATCCCGTGATGGACACTTCCATTACCAAGGACCTCCACGCTGCGCTGGCAGGCGCCGTCCTCCTGCGGGACGACTACGTCAGCACGGAAGACGGCGAGGCCCGAGCGATCATCCTGGAGACCATCAACGCCCTCAACCGGCTCCTGACCGAACTGGGGGTCGCCAACCCCGAGGGCATGCCTCGGATCGTCGGCCGGGAACTCTCCTGGGAGTAGTGGCAACAACCAGGAGGCAAGGAGCCGCCCTTCGGGCGGCTTTCTTGTTGTTCCGAACCCTGCTACACTTGTCGCCATGCCTGGAGCGTACGTCCTGCACCTCAACGAGCACCTCGATCTCGACACGACCACCATGGTCTGCCGGACCTGCCGCAAGTCCAAGAACGTGCAGGCCTTCCCCACCGTCACCAACGCTGGAGGGCACTCCCAGGACCCCACCGACCACCGCTGGCACCGCGGCACCGAGTGCCGGGACTGCCAGGCCGAGCGGCGCCAGAAGCCTCACCAGGTCACCGCTGATGATCTCATCAGCGAGGCCCGCACGGTCATCCAGTACGACGGTGATGACAACTACATCGGCGGTCAGGTGCTGGCCACCCTCGTCCTCGCCTTCTTCAAGGTGGAGTCGTGAAGCGCATCCGTGTCACCGGCTACATGGACATCGAGGACCACGACTACGACCCCGGCCCCAACGGTCCCCTCACCGAGGGCTACTGGAAGGCCTTCATGCAGTCCAACGTCTATCTTGACGACGTCGAGATGGAACTGGTGGAAGATGACTGACGCAACCGGCCACTGCGAGCGGGGCGAGCACGAGCGTTGCGACGGCACCCTGCTGACGGCAACAGGCTGGCACTGGTGGTGCGCCTGCCCCTGCCATCCCGTGCCCACTCCCGCACCTGGTACTCCTCCTCTCGATGTCCGCAAGGCCATGACCATCTGGCGCGCTGCCAACGAAGCCAACAAGGGGATCAAGTGATCTACGTCTACGTCCAAGACGACGGCCGGGTCACCACCAGCCACAGTTGTGACTACAAGGGCTACAACCTCCTGGAGTGCCTGCACGACATCGAAGAGGAAGAGCGGCGTGTCCTCCGCTGGTCGTTCGGCATCCTGAACGGCCAAGTCCACCTGGAGGCAGAGTGAAGCCGCTCCATCAAGAGGTCACCGTCACCCTCACCGTGGCCGAGGTGATCTCCATCGCCCGCACGGTCCGCAACCGTCTCCGCAAGGAGGAGCGGCGCCTTGCCAAGTCAACATTCGTCCCGGCCGATGGCAATGGCAATGCCCAGGAGCGCATGGTCGAGACCCTCCACCGCCGCCTGGTGCACCTCCTGGAGTCTGTTGACATGACACCGGCCGACCTGGAGGACGGCGGCAAGCCCAAGCGCCGCCCTGTCGTCAGTACAGAGCATCCCGACTACACACCACGGGTCGTCACCTGGAACACCGACCTGACCGCAGCCGCCGTCCGCAACCTCAACGAGGTGCTGGAGCGTGATGTCAACACCTGCCCGGTCTGTCACGGCAAGGGCGTCACCCCTGACGGCTACCAGTTCCGCTCGCCCCACGAGTGCCGTACCTGCTACGGCACCGGGAAGATCTGATGGCACAACGGATCTGCCTCGCCTCCCGCCACAACGGCACGCCCGTCTTCACAGGACCTCACCTCCCGCATCTCTTCACCTACGGCCGCTACGACTACGTCGGCTCCTGCGCCGGGTTCATCGGGCCGGTGCTCGGCTGCGAGTGGTGGCGCTGGGACGGCTGCCGCACCCAGACCGACAGGTGCGAGTGGCCCTACTGCCCGGGTCGATCTGACAAGGGTTCCGAACCCTGCTAAACTGTCAGGATGAACAAGGCGCTCCTGCTCCTCCCACTCATAGCCCTGGCTGCCTGTGAAAGCAGCGAGGCTGTGACATCTGACACAACCGTTCCTGCAACAACGGCGGCTCCCGTGACTGAGGTGACGACAACGCTGGCCAAGCCCGAATCCGTCACCCTCCCGGTGCCCACCGTCGCCACTGTCACCGTCATCAACGTGATCGACGGCGACACCGTCGACCTCTCAACGGGAGAGCGTGTCCGCATCATCGGCATCGACACCCCCGAGGTGGGCGACTGCGGCGCTGATGTGGCAGCAGCCCGCCTGACCGAACTCGTCCTCAACCAGCCTGTTGTCGTGACAGGCGGTGCACGGGACGACGTCGACCGCTACGGGCGCATCCTGCGCTATGTCGACACATCAGCCGGGGACGCCGGGCGCTACCTGATCGGTGAGGGCTACGCCATCGCCCGCTACGACAGCCGCGACGGCTATGGCGGACATCCGAGGGAAGCCGACTACGTGGCCCTGGACGAGGCCACTCCGAACTACGAGTGCGCTCCGCCGACCACCCCGGCCCCTGTCGTCACAGCAGCGCCCCGTCCGGTCCCCACTCCGGCTCCTACCGCTGCACCGGCCCCTGTTGTGACACCGGCCCCTGCACCCAGTGTCTCCTACGCCAACTGCGACGCCGTTCGAGCGGCCGGAGCGGCCCCGATCCACATCGGAGACCCGGGCTACTCGACCAAACTCGACCGGGACCGGGACGGCATCGGCTGCGAGTAGCCCCAAGACCGCCTGAGACGCCGTACACCCACCTCCGGCCTCCCAGGACCCAGGACGGCCCTCCGGGGCCGTCCTGCGGCGTTCCAGGGGCGTTTCCGGGCCTGTGGAAGCCATACCTGGGCATAGCGAGGGGATGCGGATCTCCGTAGGTGGCACCGATGACAGGTTCGGGGTAAGTGATGTGGAACCAGGTGTGACATCTGGCCGGACCTGAGGAGGTATAGGGGGTCATATCCGAGGTGTCCCCGAAGTCCCCCCAGTACACCGAATACTCTGAAGTGTCCCCTGTGTCCCCTCCCGGTCGCTTTCCCACCTTCTTGTGTTGTGACAACAGGTGTGACAGGTGCAACATTGCTTCCACATCAGTGGTGGTGAGGACTCGGTGGCACTTTGCGCGAACTGTTGATACAGCAAGTGCTTACAAATCAGTGGAAATCTGTGAGATGTTAGCGGTGACAAACACGTCTCCACACTCATGGATTAGCCCCCCGGTGGGGGGCTTTGCTCTGATAAAGGGCCGGGGGTCCGGCCCTTTATGTTGACAAATCACGGGTGCGCAGCGCCCGTATTTGTAGTCAAATCACGTGCCCGTGGCACGTGATTTGCTGCATGTAACATGCCCTGTGACCAGGGCATTTGCCTGTATGATGCGGCGCGCAGCACCGCATGCGTCGAGAGGGTGGGTAGGCTGCGTGTGGAGGTGTGGTGTGTGTTGTCAAACCACAGGGCTGGGGGTGCAGTGTGTTGTCAATCCACACGCACGCCCACATGTACCCACGCACTGTACCCACGCACACCATGACTTGCTTACACACCACTCACTGTGCTATGGGCTGCTACTACTCAGTGCTGTCCTCTCAGGACATCACGGGGGCCGGGTCTTCCTGCGTCTGTTGTCTCAACAGGCCCGGATATGGCCCTGTATGGCTCTGTGTGGGGCTAGGGGGAGGGGTTGGCTAGGGTGATGGCGGAAGCACCTGTTGACGCAACAGAGGCCCCCGTAGGGGCCTCTGGTGACACATCATGTCTGACCTGCGGTTACAGGACGCTCAACTCGTCCCGGGCGAACAGGTACTCACGGGTCCAGATCCAGCGGTCGCCGTGCTCGATGCTGCACTGGGCGCCGAACCGCACCAGCGCCTGGTACTTCTCAGTGCGGGGGTACACCTCGGTCACCACGCCGACCTCGTTGGGCAGCCAGCGTGCCCAGTACGCCGCCTCTGTCACCAGCGTCAGGCGCTCGGCGTCGGTGTACGGCTTGCCCTTGCGCCGCCGATTGTCACCAGCAGCAGCGATGCGCTCCAGCGCTACCTCGAAGCCTGCGTCGGTGGCGAGTGGGCGCACCAGGGCGCCCACCCGCAGGGCCTTGCGCCTACCAGCCATAGTGGGCCAGCACCGCCTCGGTCACGGTCTCCTCATCGATGGTCACGGGCTGACCGGCGTTGATGGCATCAACGACCTTGGCCTTCTCGATGAGCACCGCCCACATCACCTCATCGATCGAGGCGTCGGCGTTGAGCACGTGGAGCACCACGTCCCGGTGCTGGCCGATGCGGTAGATCCGGTCAGCGGCCTGCTGGAGGGAACCAGGCGACCAGGGCAACTGGGCGAACACCAGGTTGGCTGCCTTGTGGAGGGTGATGCCGACACCAGCCGCCTCGATCTGGCCGACGAGCACGGGCACCTGTCCGGACTGGAAGGCAGCCTGCGCTGCGGCCTTCTTGACGTCGCCCATGCCGCCCTTGACTGCTACCGACGACACGCCCTCCTTGGTGAGCCCGGCCACGATGGCATCGATGACCTCGGTGTGCCAGGCCATCACGACGACCTGCTCGCCCTGGTCAGTGAAGTCGACCACGTACTCGACCGTGGCGGCGACCTTGGCCTCGCCCGCCATCTTCCACAGGCCCATCATCTCCACGATGGCCTCGGCCTTGGCAGCCTTGCGGGCAGCGGCGCCGCCCTTGGTGTCGCGGATGTGGGCGATGAAGTCACGCTCAGCCCGGCGGTAGTCCTTCATGGCGCCGTTCAGCACCAGCGAGCGCACGGACCAGCCCTTGTTGGGCAGGTCCAGCACGTCCTCGCGCTCGATGCGCACGTAGCACGTCTCGGCCATCTTGCGGTTCAGGCCCTGGGCGTCCTTGCAGCCCACGACCTTCTCGATGGTCCGGCCGAGCGAGGGAATGTAGAGGGGCTCGGTGATGCACCACGCCGAACGGAACGCCGTCCACGAGGCGCCACCGCTGACCTGTGTGGCGCGGCGGGTGCCCGTGGCCCGGAGGGGCTGGTACACCTCGTCGGGGCGGTTGACGGCGAGCGTGCCGGTCATGGTGATGACATCAGCAGCCGCGTCAGCGATGTTGGTGAAGGCCACCGAGCGCTTGGCCGTGCGGCTCTTGTAGCGGTGGGCCTCGTCACCGATCACGAGCCCGGCGCCGAAGGCGATCAGGTCGCCCTGGCGGGCGTGGATGGTGGAGTCACCGACGATGACGACGTCAGCAGCCGGGATCAGGCCAGCCTTGGTGCCGGTGACAACCTCGACCCGCAGGTGCGGGTAGTCGGCGGCGAAGTCCTGCGCCCACGGGGTGAGGCGCAGCGTGGGCGGCACCACCACGATGGAGCGGATGCCCTGGGCAGCCTTGGCAGCCACGACCGCCTGGGCGATGGCCGTCTTGCCCATGCCCGGAGCGAAGCCGAGCACCACCCGGCCGTGCACCAGCGCCGTCTCGGCCGCTGCCACCTGGTAGCCGAACAGCGTCTTGGTGGCGGGCTCGACCGGGAGCACGAAGCCGGGCGTGGGCTCGGTGCGGGCGGACTCGAACGCGCCAGCGGCCACCACAGCGCCACCCATGACGGTGGCGGTGTGTGCGGGGCGCTCGGGCTCGTTCAGCAGATCGAAGATGCTCACGGATTCTCCTGTGGTGGTGGAGGGGAGGACACTGGTCTAGCACGCCCGTGGCGTGTAAGCAAGTCAGGCTGATGGGTGCTCGACGGGCTGGCCTGAACCGGGGCAGAGATCGTCATCGAGGCTGCCCGTGGCGGTGTGGTCATAGGACCACCCCTCACGGTGGACCTCGACGGTGCGCTTGCACACGGGGCACGTGCCGCTCATGCCAGCCACCGCATGGCGTGGTCGACCACGTGCTCGGGCCAGCCAGCGAGGATCAGCGTGTCGGAGACGTCGGCAGCAGCCGACGTCCAGTCGAGGCCCTCGGCGTCGAGCAGGCGGGTGGCCTCGTCCTTGGTGTAGATGGCATCACTCATCGGGCCACCTCCAGCAGGCGAGCGATGAAGAACGCCGAGCGCTCGGCCACGCGAGCAGCGAGCGCTGCACGGTCAGCGGGCGTGGCGTCCTCGATGGCCGTCCAGTCGAGGACGTCCATGTTGACGACGGAAGCACCGAGAGCGGTGACCTCGCGATCGCTGAGGTTGCGGGTGGGCGTGGTGGTCATGGACACAGTGCTAGCACACCCGTGATGCTGGAAGCAAGTCATGCCACCACCTCGGGCAGCGGGAAGGACCAGCCGGTGCGCTTGGCCCAGATGTTCTCGCACGCGGTGCAGCGAGCCTTGGGGCTGCCGACGTAGCCCTCCCACACCTGGCCGCACAGGGTGCGACCAGGTGTGTTGTCATCAGCGAAGTGGGTCATGCCTGCACCTCGGGCTTGCCCAGGCCGATGACCTCCAGCGGCGTGGGCTCGCTGGCGGGCAGCCTGTAGTAGGCATCACCTACGGTGTAGAACACCAGGCCGTGAGGGTTGTACTCACTGGTGACGTAGACATGCCAGGCGTTGGTGTGGGTCAGCCAGATGCAGCGCAGCGTGAGGCCACGAGCAGCCAGCACCTCACGAGCGGCCAGCGTCGTGGCATGCGCCGCCCGGTCGCGGAAGTACGAGGAGGCGTCGCCGTACTCGGTGTAGCGCACGCCGTGGTCGTTGCGGCGCGTGCGCTCAGTCTGCACCTTGAACGTGTCACGGGGCAGGCCGATGGCCAGCAGGCCGTCGATCACGCGCTGGGCTTGGGGTGTGGTGGTCATGAGTGCTCCGGTCTAGCAGACTGGTGATGTGTAAGCAAGTCAGGCATCGTCTCGAAAGCGAAGAACGCCTCAAACCGACGCTTGGCGCGCCGCTCGTCATCGGTCATGGCGAGGGGATCGAGGTCATGAGGTGCAGGCATGGCTGGTCCTTTCAGGCAGTCGCGGTCCGGAGGAACACGCCGTCGACCAGCACACCACCGGCCACGAGCGTGACAGGGGGGAAGGGCGTGGTGGTGCGAGCGTGCATGGCGAGCGCCTTGGCCAGGCGGGGCGAGGGCACGAACCGCCGCCCACCAGTGAGGTGGAGGTCACACGCAGGCTTGCCGTGCACCGAGGTGCCGGTGGGCGCAGCGTCGCAGTGGAGGGCGAAGCAGGTCATCCCGCTGGTCTATCAGGTCGGTGGTGTGTTGACACATCAGGAAGGTGTGTCTGTCGTCACACCAGAGGCTCGATGCCCGCAAACCCGCATGGATGCTGGGTTTCGTGATTGAGCCAGTTGTCATGCGGGTCTGAGTTGTCACCATTGACATTGACGCTGGTCAGCCCTTGTTTCCGGAAGCGACTTGACAAGTGCCGATTCGCTCAGGCTGCGACAGAACGGTCAGGGTGGGGTGCTTGGTGCCGGAAACAGTTTCCGTCGATCCTGGGGCCGTACAGAGGCCAATCCGGGGATCTGTGCTGCATGCAGCAGGGGCCACCTCAGAGCGCTGCTGCCAGCACCACCGACCACCACGACGGTGGGGCGGCGCAGCACCCTGAGGTGACCCCCGCTGTTGTCAGCCCTCGATGTGTGGCATCACGTCATCGAGGAACGTCTCGACGGCAGGTCGGAAGGTAGGGTCCTGTCCGACCGTGAAGTACTCACCGCAAGCGTTGCAGCGCCACTGGTACGTGGTTGACGTGTCGTAGGTGTCGGTTGAGCCACAGGCCGGGCATGCGTGAGCCTCGGGCTCCTCGATGATGTTGGTCAGGTCACCGAAGTGCTTGACCGCGTTCGCCTCAAACGCTCGCTCGACGTCGTGCCAGTCGAAGCCAGCCCACTCGCCGGTTGCCACGATGCCGTACGCAGCCAGCCAGTCGGCGCGGGTGCGGCGCTTGTCGACGGTGCCCTTGGCGGTCAGGTTGTAGCCGTACTCACGGACGCTCACCATGGGCTCGTTGCCCTCGTAGTCGCTGCCGTAGGAGGCAGTGACATGGACACTGGTGACCAGGAAGCCGGTCCCCCGCTGGCGAGGCTTGATGATGACGCCACCCTCGTCGTTCTCGCTCAGGTCGAAGACGAACGTGATCTGCACGCGGGTCTCGCTGGTGTGCTCTGGGACGGTGGGTGTGGTCATTGCTCGGTCTCCTCGTTGTCGTCGTCATCAGCCCACTCGCTGGGGCTGGGGTCTGGCTTGTGCTTGCGGGGGACGGTGGAGGCTCGCAGCCTCACACCGTCCCGGAAGGCCTGGCGATCGGCGTGATTCCACGCCCGATCGCGGCCGCTGCTCCAGGTCACCCCCACGGCAGGCCTCGGTTCGATGCGCACACCGGGCCGTAGCCCACCTCGACCGAGCGGCCCTCGCCCTCGTCACTCAACTCGATGCCGCAGAAGCAGCAGTGATGCGTCACGTGACCGAGCGCCGCGGCCTCCTCGGCCGTGATCTTGGTGGCCTTGCGCACGAGCGGCATGCCGTTCTTCAAGTAGTCCCACCGGATGCGTCCGGGGCTCGTCGGCCACGGGGCGATGGAGGCGTAGAGGTTGCCGCTCGACCGCGACATGCGGACGAGGAGCAGGTCCTTGTCAGCCGTGACGAAGACGTCACCGTGCTCGGCGCCGTTGTTGTTGCTGACAGCAGCCTTGCCGGACACCTTGGGCGCAGCCTTCAAGCGGGTGATGATGCTGGAAGCATCGGCAGCGGGCACCTTGGCCGGGTCGGTGCCGACCAGGTCGGCAGGCACCACGCGGTCGGCCAGCAGGCTGGCGATGAAGGACTGCTGAGCCGGGCTGGCAGCGCGGAAGACGGGCTTGGCGCCGTCGACCAGGCCGGACTCGATGCGGCGGACGAGGTTGATCATGGCATCGATGGCCTTGCTGGCCGAGTACGAGTCGCCGGTCCCGTTGACCAGGATGCTGCGCAGGATGTCGGCGTGCGGCGCCAGGGTGCGCTCGACCTCGGGCACGCCCTTGTGGGCGGACAACTCGTTGAAGAGGCGCTTGATCAGTGCGATCTGCTTGTCGGAGGCTGGCTTGGCCATGGTGGTGGTTCCCGTTTCGTGGTGGTGGAGTGGGGAGGACACTGGTCTATCACGTCGTGTAGTCGGAAGCAAGTCAGGTGTACCTGGATACACGTGACACCCGTTCACCCCTTGTCGTCGTGCTCGTCCAGGTAGAGGATGCCCCCGAACCGTGCGGCGTCCTGGTCCGCAGAGATGTACTCCACGAACGCATGGCCCAGGACGTGCAGCCGCTCGAAATGGGCGTAGATGTCGGGCAGGCTGTCACCATCAACAACCACCTCGACCGACTGCCAGTGATCGGAGCGGTCCTCCTCGGGCTCGCCGTACTCGGCCAGCACCGCCACCACCGACTGGAAGTCCTCCCAGTCGGAGGAGTGGCGTGTGTCCAGCGTCACCATGACGCGTGCCCGACTCATCGGACGTACAGGTAGTGGCCGAAGCGGTCGGCCTCGGCCATCAGCCAGGCGAACTTGTCGTCATCGAGAAGCGAGCAGCACACGGCCAGGCCGTTCTTGCGCTTGGCCGGAGCCTTCCAGCCAGCGGCCTTGATGAGGTTGCCGTTGCTGACGTCAACGAAGGCGTGGACCATGCGCTGGCCGTTGCCACCGTGGACGCAGACGATGCGGATGAACTTGGCGCCGACCTCGGTCTCGTACCGGTCCGGCGAGAGGATGGGATGCTGCGCCTGGCCGTCGGCCACGAACTTGGCGGTCAGCACCTCGATGCGCTCCAGGATGGCGGCGAGGCGCTTGGCGTCCTCGACGGTGGTGGTGGTCATGGTTCCGTTCTATCAGGTCGGTTGATGTGTAAACACGTCAGGTGAGCGTGACAGTTGTCACATCACCAGTTGGGGTGCTCCTCGATCCACTGCTGGCAGCCGGGCAGGTCGATCTTCTGGACCACGCAGTACTGGTACATGCCCTCGTTGTGCTCCCGCCGGTCAGCCTCGACCGAGGCCGAGGCCGGACCGAACACTGCGGCCAACGTGCCGATGAACAACGCCACGAAGAGGGTGAGCACACCGCAGACGATGAAGAAGCGCTTGGTGAGCGCACCCTTGGGCGCGTACGGATCGGTGAGCCAGCGCAGGGTGAGGATGAACACCACGGCGAAGAGACCACCAGCCACGGCGCCCTTGGCCGAAGGCATGGGGAGATGCTTGCGCGGAGGCTCACCGTCGAAGATGCTCATGACAGCACCTCACGGTCACCGAGCGCCGAGCGCACGAGGGACTGGTGCTTGCTGGTCGTGTTGGAGTACTTGACCTCGGGCATCACCCAATGGCCAGCCTCGGCGTCGAACCAGGCGATGGGCGTGCGGTACGAGCACACCACGAAGACGATGGCGCCGACGTTCGTGCGGGTGGTGAACGTGCGAGCCCAGTCACCGGGAAGTTGCCCGATGTCGTGCCACTCCTGGCGACCGGCGAGGGCGCCAGCGTTGAAGTCCACGCGGGCGTTCAGGGCGTTCTCCCAGATGCCACGCCAGTCGACGTACGACTGGCCACGGCTCGGGCGGGTGGTCAGGGTGATGGTCACTTCTCCTCCTCGTAGCCGTCGAACCAACCCTCGCCGTGCGTGTCCTCACGCTGGCAGTGCGCCTGCGCCTGCTCCAGCGTCAGGCCACGCTTGATGACCTTGCTGTTGCCGTTGAAGCGGAAGCGGATGATCTTGTACGTGGTCACTTGCTGGCCTCCTGGTTGGCGATGGCGCGGTCGATGGCCTGGGAGGCGCGCTCGGCCTTGGTGTACTGGGCGGTGACGTAGTGCCAGTTGATCTGCACGCCGCTCACCGTGATGTTGTCGAAGTTGTCGTTGTCACCGGTGACAACCGCCACCTCGTGGACGAGGTACGTGCGCACCTCGGCGCCGGAGTAGCCCTGCGAGCCACGACCGGACCAGTACTTGCCTCCGGCGATCTTGATGGTCAGCACCGAATCGGTGAACTGGACCACCTCGGCCTCCTGGTGCTGCTCGCCTCGGATCTGGACCCGGCCGCTGCGGCTGATCTGGATGAAGCCTCGGTGCGAGCCGCCCGTGTTCCACAGGGTGTGGGCCGTCTCGTTCAGGATCTCGTGTGTGGTGGTCATCGCTCTCTGTTCTATCAGGGTTCGGAACCTTGGCGCCAGTCAGGTGGGCGTGACTGATGTCACAACCCACCTGATGCTGACATCAGACTCGGGGCGTGTTGACCCACTCCAGCATGGCGGCGCCACCCTCGGCGCGCTCGATGGCCTGGAGCGCTCGTGTCCACTCGTAGCGGGCGCGCTTGCTGGACTGCTGGTCGAGCAGTTCACGCATCGAGCGGGTCATGCCGTTGAGGACGGTTCGCACGAGCACCAGGTCACCTTCGTCGGCAGCCTGGCTGACAACCTTGGACTGAGCGATCAGGGTCTCGATGGCGAGCCGGAAGGACACGAGGAAGCCGCCCGTGCGGATGCCGTCGCCCTTGGCGAGAGGAAGTCCGAACAGCAGCGCGTCCTCGGTGTCCTGCATGCGGTAGCGGATCAGGTCAGTGGGCTTGTCTGCGGTGGTGAGAGGCATGGTGTCCGTTCTATCAGGTCGTGGTTCCGGAAACAGATCAGGATGACGTGACTGTTGTCACATCACCCTGACTGCGAAGCGGATGGAGTGGATGACGTCGCGCTCGTAGGACTCGGCCTTGTACCAGGCCGTCTCGCCCTTGAAGACCTTGGCGCGGGGCACCGGCTTGGTGCCGTCGACACGCACCCGGTAGGCGCCGCTGTCGTACGTGTGGCCGGAGTGGCTGTCCCGCAGGTCGGCCACCTCCCGGATGACACGCTGCACGGCACCGTCCGAGTTGCGGACCACCTGGACGGCCGAGACCGTGCGCCAGGCGCCCTCGATGACGTAGCGGGTGCTCATCAGTGCTTCCTCCCGCCGCAGATGCGGCAATCGGGGTCGGTGTGCATGGCGTGCGTGCGCTCACCGGGCTCGTACTCGTGGCTGTCGATGGGCAGTGGTCGGACCACGGAGTAGGTCGTGGTGTGGATCAGGTCGTCGGACTCGTCCAGCCAGTCGACCATGAACATGTCGTCGGTGATAGCGACGATCCCGTGCGAGTCGGTGATGACCACGCTGGAGCCATCGAGCGTCCAGCGGGACTTCCCGGCCTTGGCGAGGGTGCGCGGGCCCGGAGCCCACGTCACCTCGCCCCGCACGGTCTGCACCGTGTTGATGACCTGGCCGACGTGAGCGTCGAGCCAGCGGGCTGCTGCACGCTTGCTGCTCATGCCGTCACCTGGTGACGCTTGTCGTTGGCATCAGCGGCCTGCACCAGACGCTCGGCCAGGAACCTGGCCTGGTCGGCGGTGAGGTTGAAGTGGACCATCACCTCGGCGTCGGAGGTGGGGCTGGAATGCCACACCCGGAAGCCGAGACCCGGCTTGCTCACGAGGTCGAGGCCTTCGATGAAGTGCCCGCCCTCGGCGCCGGTGGTGTCCGGAACGGTGATGACGAAGTCTTGGATGCTCACTGCGGTTCCCTTTCGTGGTGGTGGGGAGGACACTGGTCTATCAGGGTTCGGTACCCTGATGCCAGTCAGGCTGTTGTGACATCAGTCACCGCAGCGCCAGCCTGCCGTCAGTGCTGACGAGCAGGCCGACACCGCAGCCGGGGCAGGCAGCGCCGCCGTCGCGGATGAACGACACCTTGGTCATCTCCGCGATCGGCCCGCCCGTCAGGCTCACCATGCCATCGAGGCCTGGGAGGTTGAGCATCAGCACCTTGACGTCCATGTCACAGACCGGGCACTCGGTGATGCGGATGACGTTCGTTGCCATGACACTGGTCTATCAGGTCCTGTAGTCGGAACCAAGTCACCCGGGTGTGTCTGTTGTCACATCAGTACGGTCGTTCCACCAGCCCCAGCCCAGGTCGGTGAGGACGTAGGCCGTGAACGTGGACCGGGATGACAGGCCCTTGATGCGACGCAGGTAGCCCTTGTCGGCCAGGTGCTCCAGCGCCATGGCAGCACCCACCGGCCACACCTGGAGCGTCCGGTAGTCCTTGGTCTCGCTGGGCGAGGGATCGTAGGCGACGGCGTTGCGCAGGTTCTTGGCCGTGACCGCTCGGGGCCGATAGCGGTCACGGGTGAGCACCCGGCAGACGTCGAGCAGGACCATGCGCTGGTGACGGGTGAGTGTTGCCATCACCCGACCACCATCGTGATCGTCTGCGGAGCGATGACCATCGTGACGACGTCCATCCGTTCCAAGGCCTCAGCGGTGATGAACCACTCGAAGCCGGTGGTGAGGCAGGTCAGACGGCGCTCGCGGTTGGGATCGTTGGTCGGGAAGTCACGGGTGAGGCACTTGTACTCGCTGGTCTTGCCGTTGCGCTCAGTGGTGATGGTGACATCAACATACGAGGGCAGCGTGTTGAGCACCGTCGCCATCGTGACCTGGTTGGTGGAGGGCATGACACTGGTCTAGCACACTGTTGTAGTCGGAACCAATCATATCAGCGTGACAGTTGTCACATCGTTCCAAGGCTTCCAAGAAGTGTTCCAAGGGGTTCGCGGCGGGGTATGGAAGCGCGCATGACCATGACACAGCAGGAGCGCTATGCGCTCCAACAGAACTGGGACCAGGCCAAGGGCCAGATCAAGGCCAAGTTCCAGGGCCTGACCGACGACGACCTCCAGGACTCCACCTCGGTGTCCGACCGCATCGCCCAGCGCACGGGCGAGGCCCGTGACAAGGTGGAAGCCAAGATCCGCGAGGTAGCCCAGCAGTTCACGGCATAGCGTCATTGACATTGACGCTGGAAGCAGTGAGGGGAGTCCGGGGCTGGAACCGGACTCCCCTCACACCCGTACGGAGTGGCACGCCTCCGCACAGGGAAACACTACTCGGCCTCGACTCTGATCTTGCGACCGTTGCCGAAGCGGTAGTACCCGCCCTGTGGATTGCTGGCCAGATGCGCCTCGACCACCCGCAGGATCTCGCTCAGCCGCCCCGAGCCGTTCCAGCCGCACAGGCAGCGGTAGATCGTGGGCTTGCCGTTGTCCTCCAAGATACGCACGTCGCACTTGGGCGGCGTCTCAGCGCTGCTCATCGGTCTCCAAGGGTACGAGGTAGGTGATGCGAGGGTACTTGTAGTCGATGATGATGGCATCATCAGGCACCTCCACCTCCCCGAACGTCGCATCCGTGGATCGCACGGCGTACTTGGCCATCAGAGATCCGCCGCCGTTGCCTGCGGGCAGTCGGCCTCGTGCACACCATCGGCCCACGCCGCACCGCAGTTGCAGGGCTCCGAGCCTTCCAAGGCTTCCAAGGCCTTGGCGATGCGAGCCATCACGAAGGCCTCCAAGTGGAACAACTCCACGATCTTGAACGCCCGAGCCTGCAACTCGCCGTCCTCGATGATCCTGTCAACATCCTCGTCCGCGCAGGCCTCGATGGCAGCCTTGGCAAGGTTGAAGGCGTCACCAACGGGCGGGTAGAGGTTGTTGGCCAGGTGCCAGCGGAGCGTGGTGTCCTCGTCCAACATCTCCAGCATGCCGACGACCGCGTTGAAGCCCATCAGAACGTCTCCTTGCTGGTCACGGTCCACCCGAACGAGGCCCAGCGCTTCTCGGTGACCCTGGTGTGCGTCAGCAGGGTGACCGTGCGCTTGGGGTGAGCCGTGTTGGTGCCCATCTCGTGCACGTCGTCCTGCGCCTTGGGCCAGCACTGGTCGTAGCGCAGCATGTCCAGCGGGAACGGACCGACGCCCTCCACCTTGAACTTGGTGGTGGAAACACTCATACGGGTACCCATCTTGTGGTGTCCTTTCGGTCGGGAAAGCCAGTCTAGCAGATGGTGATGCTGACTACAAGTCAGGCATCGGGGTCGATGCTGAGGTTGTCAGCATTGACCTCCCACTCACCGCCGTTGACGATGGCCTCGGTGTAGCCGCTGTCACCCATGCGGTAGAGCGCCGTGAGGATGAGAGGCGGGTCCATGCCAGCCGTCTTGTAGGTGCCATCAGGCTGCTGGAAGGCGGGGTTGGTGTAGATGACCCGCATGCCAGGACGCAGGCCGTTGTACTCGGTCAACTCGACCGGCGCCTCGGGGTCGGTGGGGTCGGTGTGGTAGTAGCCGCTCATCACTCTCCTCTCACGGCTCCACAGGAGCACACGTGGTCACCGCTGTGGCCGAGCACCAGGCCGCACACATGGTTGACGGGCACGGTGGGCTCGGACACATCGATGCGCGACGCCTGCCAGCGCCACGAGCATGCTCGTTCTGACATCAGGGCGCCTTGACGCTCGGCCAGTAGATGATGGTGGACTGGCCCATGTTGTCCCGGCCCATGCGCCGCATCTCGGCCAGGAAGGCCTCGTCATCGGGGAACGCCTTGGCCAGGTAGGTAGAGAGGTTGACCGACGCCTGCACAGGATCCTCGTCGGTGACGATGCCGATGCAGGATTCGCCGTTCATGCCACGGCCGCTGTAGCCGAGACGCAGTGTGACGTCGTTGTCATCACACCACGCTTCGATGGCCTCGGTCTGCTCCTCGGTGAGGGTGATCTGTCGCATGGTTCGGAACCCTACTCGGTCCCGGTCTCGGCCAGCAAGCGGTTGTACTCGCTGGTCACCTCGGCGGCGTACTTGCCCAGCACCAGCCGCTCGGCCTCCAGCCGTGCGCTCCCCTCGCGGTACTGCTTGTCCTGGATCGCCTTCCTGGCCTGTCCCTCTTTGAGGGTGTCGTCCCGGACGTAGGCCTTGTGGTTGCTCTGCATGCCATAGGCACTGACGCCGTTGGCTTGCAGATCCTTGCCGAGCATGAGGTGCACCCGGCCTGCTTCCACCAGCCGCTCCAGCGCCTTCTCGACGGCGGTGGGGCTCAGCCCGCCTCGACTGGCGGCGGTCTTGATGGCGACGTACTGGGTGGACAGGGACTTGCCGTCCGTCTTGTTCCAGTAGAGGCTGGAGAGGATGGCGCTGATGGGGACCGAGCGCCTGGTACACGTCCTCGTCGGTGAAGTTGATGTTCTTGGCTGTTGACATTGACACCCTTCTCGATCGTTGGGTGGTGGGTTGTGCGTTTGAGGCTGAGGTACCCACCAGACCCTCCACCCCGCCATGGTGAGGGTGGACTGCCTACCCCGGACATCACGCCCTGTTCCGGTGAGCCCTGGGACCTGCTCTCCCAGATGAGCCCGGGAGTTGGCTGACCCCGGGAGCCCCCGGTGCACACTCCACCGGGCGAGTACTCATGGTCTATCAGGTTCGGTATCCTGAGATCCAGTCAGTCAGGTGTGACAGTTGTCACATCACGTTCCATCTTCTGGCGCACTTCCTCCAGCGCCACCTTGTACATGTCGATGATGTTGCGTACCTGCACGCGCACCTCGTTGCTCTGGAGGTAGGACACCGCGCAGCCCAAGCAGTAGAAGCGGGGACCGGGCTTCTCGTCGCCCCATACTTCGATGGCCACAGCAGCGCCGTTCTCGCACTCGCCCTCGGGGATGTAGCCAATCGGCAGGTTGCCCCACTCGACCACGCGCACCTGCTGTGTTGGCGACAGGCCGTTGAAGCACGACATGTGATACCAACCGTCTCTTGTTGCCATTACCAGTACAACTCCTGTGGGTTGAGGTCGGTCCAGTTGCCGACGTGATCGATGGGGATCATCGCCCGTGCCCAGGACGTGGACTCATACCACGCCGTCAGGATCTCCTTCGACGGCCAGCCCTGACATGGTGCATGGAACAGGAAGTGCCAACCCCTCTGATCGAGCGGGCCACAGAGCCTGAGGAACGCCTTGGCGCTGGCGCTCAGGCCCTCAGGCGGGTCGATGATGTCACCAAAGGGCTCCGGTGGCCTGCCGTAGGAGAAGATGCTTCCGGCACCCTTCGGCTCGTAGTCCGAGGAGTCACCTTTGATGATGCGCGCCTTGGGGCGCGGCGGCAGGCGCTCGCTCTTCATGTAGGACCAGTACGTGGAATCCACGATCATCCGGGGCTCCACGATGTCGCCCACGATGCACCACGAGTGCTGACCACCCACGCCATGGCAGGTGCCACGCACCACGCGGGCCTCCTCGCCGGGCACACCGAGCACGCCGGAGCGCACCAGGTGCAACGAGGCTCCGTGGCACTGATGTGCCCACAGATCCCATGGTTCCATCACCTCTTGGATGTCCTCGATGAGGGTGCCCATGACATCACCTCCTCGGCGGTGCGGCCGTTGACCTTGATCTTGGGAAAGGCGTTCTTGGCCAACGCCAGCGCCTGGTCGAGCGGGAAGCGATGCGTGCTGAGGAACCGCTTGCTCCGGTTGGACGACGTGGGCTCGTAGTCCCACTGCTTGGTGCGCCGGTTGAGGCACATGCTGTGCCAGCGAACAGCCCACATGCCCTCACTGGTCTCCTCGACGTTGATGCACCACAAGCCAGCGTTCACCCCGTACGGGAAGGCGTCGAGCGTGTACCGGGTGATCCTGGGCTCGCTCATGCGTCGAGCCTCTTGCACGATGGTCTGGCCATCAGTCCTCGCCTCCGTAGGTCCGGCCACCGACTTGGGGAGCCATGTCGTGGCCGGGGTTGAGGGCTTCCAGCGCAGCCCTCGCCTCGACGTCCTGAGGATCGTTGCCGTCGCAGAAGGCGTACCAGTTGCAGTCCGTCGTGCGGCACTTGTAGGCGTCCTCCCTACTGAGTTTGAGGTAGACGCTGCGCTTGCCACAGGAGGGACAGGTCATGTACTTCTGGCCTCGGTACGCCATCAGGGCTTGTCCAGTGTGAGCCGGTCGCCGCTGATGTCGATGACATACAGCGGCTCCTTCTCCTCGTCCTCGTCCAGCAGGTCGTAGACGTAGGCGTGGAGCCCATCCGGTGTCGACGTCACCTCAATCGAATGAGGGCCGTCCCCCAACTCGTAGATGCCGTCGATGATGATGTTGCTGGCGTCGATGATGAGTGTCTTGGCCATCACGCTGCTCCCTTCTTCGTGGTCCGCTTGCGGACGATCTTCTTGGCTTCCTGCTGGGCGATGGAGGCCATCAGGCTCTCCATGATGTCGGCACCGTTGTTGACAGGAGCAGCCTTCTCCAGAGCGCTGGGAGCCTTGCCAGCGGCCTTGGCGTCGATGAAGTCCTGGACCTTGGCCGGGTTGTCGTTGCTCAGCGTCGGCGTGGTGATGCCCGTCGTCTCGATGAAGGTGACAGCGACGGCCAGCACCTTGCTGTCGGCAGCAACGCTCGGCAGGGGCGGGGCCTCCCGGAGCGCCTGGACAGGCGCCAGGTAGATCAGCGTGCCCTCAGAGGTGAGCGCAGCGAAGCGGGCCGGACCACGCAGGGCCAACCGGAGAAGCGCCGCCGTACCGGTCTGAGCCATTGCTGCCATCAGCAGGGCGAAGGGCTCGTCGCACAGGCTGCGACCCTTGTAGCGCTTGGGGCGGACATAGTCGATGCCCTCGGCGGCGTACTGCGTGCCGATGGCCGACATCGGGATGAACGTGATCACCTCGCAGCGCTCACGGTTGCCGGTCGCCTGGGCAATCTCATCGTCCGACAGCGCGACCCACGTGCCATTGCTGGCGAGCGCCCGCTTCTCGACGTCGGAGTACTCGATGACGTCGCCGGTGCGCTTGACGATGTACTGACGCCCCACGGGCTCGTCGCCGTAGAACTCCTTGCGGGCGATGGCGATGTCCTCGGTCGCCTTGTAGATCGAGAGGGGCAGGCTGATCAGGCCCCACTGGAGCGTGATGCTGTTCATCGCCTTGCCAGGCGCAGAGGCTGCGGTTTCCATGGTTCCTTCCGTGGTGGGTGAGGGATCACTGCTGGTCTATCAGGTCGACTGGCGTGTAAGCAAGTCAGGTGGTGTGGCAGTTGTCACACCGAGTTGAGCGGGCCTTCCTCGTGCATCCAGTCATAGGGCCGAGGCGGCTGGCGGTTGAAGGCTCGGGCCGTCACGACCCTGGCCTTGTAGTCTGATTCCAGCATCTTCTCCGCCACCTGGACCCACGGGCGGTGCTTGATCCAGGTGTCGAACTCGGCCTCCCGGTCCCGCCGCCCCTTGTCGTAGGCGAGGATCGCCGTGACCCACACCAGCAGGCCGACGACGACAAGCCCACAGACGATGATGATGACAGCAAGGCCGAGCATCACGCCACCACACCTTCCACGTACGGCTCCTGTTCTGTCTCGTGGGCCATGAGGATGATCCTCAGGCCGTTGTCCAGGGTGATCGACTGCAACTCGTAGGTCCACTGCTGGGTCATCGTGTTGTAGAAGCGCTCCTGCTTGATGGCGACGATCTTGTGTCCGACTACACCTCGGGCGCGCATCAGTCCTCCACCTGACGGTCACGGCGCCGCCGCTTGGCGTTGGCGTTCTTCTGCTGGCCTTTGCGCTGCGTGCTGGTCGGGTATGGGCCGCGCTCGTGATCGATGTACTGGTACCACGAGCGCTTGGGACGGCCCATCTTGTCATCAGGCCGGGCGACTGATGCGCTGGATGCGGATGCCTTGTGCATCAGAACGGCTGGTCCTCGTCGGGCAGGTCAAAGATCGACCCACCATCGGATGCCGCCTTGGAGATGAGGCCGCGGTACGACCGGGACTCGATGATCTCGTTGACCACCGGCCGCTCGTCGGAGGTGAACATGGACACGAGGCAGAACAATGCCATGTCCACACCATCGCGCTCGACGTCCTGGGCGCAGCGGATGAGGGCGGCGGTGCCGATCGGCGTGCGGACGTGGTTGACGGCTCGGGCGTTGCGCAGCGCCTCACCGAGGGCCAACACGCCCTCGTTGCGGATCAGCACCTTCTCCACGCTCTCGTCGTAGTCCCACATGATGTGGCGGAACCGGTTGGCGAACGCCTCGTTCAGGGTTCCGGAACCACGGTACGTGCTCGGGTTCGTGGTGGCCACGATCCACAGGTCATCGGAGACCTTGACCTGCTCGGGCATGAAGCCGTCGCCGGGCACGAGCACCGGCTTGTTGCGGTTGACGAACATGCGCCGCCAATCGCACACCGGGTGCAGCGAGGACGTGACGCGCTCGCCCATCATGCCGATCTCGTCCAGGTCGAGGATCCCTCCGACACGGGAGGCAAGGTCAACGACGCCGGGCAGCCACACCAGACGCTCCTTGCCGTCATCGTCGGTCCACGACTGCGGCTGGCCGAACAGGTCGAAGTCGGTGATGCCCGACGAGCCCGACAGGGTGAACACGGGCAGCGGCTTGCCGAGGCCCATGACGTTGCCAGCAAGGACGGCCAGCACCCGCACGAGCAGCGACTTGCCCGCCTGCGTGTCACCGACGAGAAGGACGTTCTCCTTCCGCCTCCAGCACTCCAGGAAGTAGTCGATGTCGCGCTGGCCGTTGGCCATCTTGCGGCTGACGTAGGTCTCGACCACCGAGGGGTCGGGGCGGAACATGTCGAGCCGGGGGTCATCCAGCGCCAGCGAGCGGCGGACGACCTTCTTGGTCGGGAGCGGCTTGACCGTCTTGGTCACAATCGGCTTGGCCGTGGCGATCTGGCGGGGAAGGATGTACTCCTCCTCGCCGTCGATGGTGACGAGCACCTTGCGCTGGTTCGGCCTGCCATCGGGCACCGGGGTCGCATTGACCACCGTCGCCTCACGGCTGTCGTCCAGCAGGTAGTCACGGCCAGGGAGAAGGTCTGAGGCCTTCATCGGTCAGCCGCCGTGGTGGAGGGGGATCGCATGGTTCGGAACCATATCAGATATGGAGGGGTCATATGCAAGTCATATCGGCCACTTTCGCTGAAACCCGCATGAATGCAGGGAAATCTCTGAAACCCTGGTCGCAAGCGGGTTTCATGTAGCAGCATTGACATTGACGCAGGTCAGAGGCTGTTTCCGGCTACAACTTGACAACACCCGATTCGTCTCTGTTGAGACAACAGAGGCCGGGTGGGGTGCTGGGTGCGGAAGTGGGGTCTCATCGATCCTGGGGCATCCTGGAGCCTCTGAGAAGACGTTGGTTCCGGTGACTTGTGCAAGGGTTCCGAACCCGTGTACGCTGTCCCTCATGCCAGCCACCCGCCGCAACCGACAGCAGAAGCGGTACGCCGTCGAGATCCTGGAAGACCTCCGGCGCTTCGACTCGTGGCGCTCGTGGAGAAAGGACTTGACGCCCGCCCACTCGCACGCCATCCTCCGCGGACTCCACCCTCGGCTGTCTGCTTCCGTCGACACGTGGGTCCGCCGCCGGGTGCCGTTCTACCTCACGACCGGACATGGCCCCGACCCTGTGGCCTTCACCGACTTCAAGTCGATCAACATCCGGGTCTCCGAGAACGTGGCGAACGAGGCCGACTACTTCGGCATCATCCGCGGCCTGACGTACCACGAGGCGGGCCACCTGTTGGTCACGGTGCCGCTGCCCGACCTCATCGCTGAGGCTGAGAAGCACGCGCCCACGCCCATCACAGCCGGGCGGAACACCGGGGATGTCCAGTGGGCGTGGAACGTGCTGGAGGACCAGCGCATGGAAGCGACCATGGTCGGCCGCTCCCCGAACCTGATCAAGTACTACACACCGCTCGTGCTGCGGTACATCTACGGCAAGGCCGACGACTACTGGCTCCTGGCTGGACGGCTGTACCTCCCGGTCGACGTGCGCTCCACCTCCCGTGAGGTGGCGGCACTGCACCACGGCGAGGACTTGGTGAAGGAGTACGAGGGCATCGTGACCCGCTACATGGGCGCCACTGATGCACACAGCATGATGACCGAGGTGCTCCGCATGGTCGACATGCTGAGCAGTCATGTTGCCGACACCACACAGAAGGCAGTCGGCCAGCACACCATCCTTCCGAGCCCGATGCTCGACAACAACGTCGGCGTGGATGATCTCGTGGCTGCTGGTGCATGCGACAAGGACGACATTCGTGACGCCATCAAGGAGACTCGGGAGAACGCCAATCCGCAGCCCGGCACGCTGTCCGAGGCAGCGAAGGACGCACGCACGGCTGCTGCTGACGCCTTCAAGAACGCCGAGGCCGAGCGGAACAAGGATGACGGCGTCATCCAGGACCGCAAGGCCTACAACCGAGCCAAGCAGAAGGCCCAGGACGAAGGCCTGCCACTGGAGTTGAAGCCGGGCCTGCCCAACCCGAAGGGCTTGGCCCAGGGTGAGGCGCTGTACCGGGCCTTCGCCAACATGATCCGCCAGGGCCGGGAGCGCATCGCTCCCACGTGGCACGAGGGGCAGCGCCATGGTGTCATCAACGTCATGCGCTACAAGACCCGCCAGCCGGGCGACCAGGAGTACCGCCGCACCTACGCTGCCGGTGGCGACTTCCAGTACCCCAACCTGGCCGTGTCAGTCGTGCTCGACGGCTCGGGCTCGATGGATGCCGACATCGAGGCACTGGGCATCGCGGCCTACGCCATGAAGAAGGCTTGCGAGGTAGCCGAGGTGCCTTGCACCGTGACCACCTTCTCGGACAACGGCACGATCCTGTGGGAGCCGGACGACTCCCCACTGTTCCCGCCGCGGGACTTTGCCGAGATGTCGGGCACCGACCCAACCCCCGTGCTCGCCACCCTCCACGGCCAGCGCTTCGAGCGTCAGCGGCACCTCGTGATCATCATGACCGATGGCGAGTTTGACGGTGACTTCAACGCCCACCACTCGCTGGCCGAGTACACCGCGCCCTACCGGGACATCGTGCTGTTCTTCTACCGGAACGAGCGCACGGTGATCAAAGGCCTCGACGCCATCGATGCCTTCCACGAGATCACGTCGCTGGAGGAGATGCCCCAGTTCCTCATCCGATATCTCTCCCGGGGGTGAGTTGCATCAACACCAGCAGATGATGTAGCATCAAGTCACTGTCAACAACCGCCCTGAAGGAGCAAGAGACCATGCAGACCCTGAAGTCCTACGACTGGAGTACCAAGAACATCGACAAGCGTCCGACCAAGCCCCGGTCGGCTGCGTACCCGTGGCCCAAGTGGTTCTCGGGCAAGATCGTCCTCCTGGAGAACGGGATCGACTTCGACGGCCCCACGTCCTCGATCGAGCGCGTCATCCGCACCTCGGCCACCCGCAAGGGCCTGAGCGTGAAGATCCGCACGCTTGCTGACGGCAACGTCGTCGTGCAGTCGAACGAGGCCTACACCAACGGCAGGACCGCCGAGACGGCGAAGGCCCCGACCACCAAGGCTCCGGCCAAGAACGGCAAGGCGCCCGCCAAGACCGCGGCCAAGTCCACGAAGGCTCCGGCCAAGAAGGTCCCGGCTGCCAAGGCTGCCAAGGCTGCCAAGGCTGCCAAGGCTGCCAAGGCTGCGAAGGCCCCGGCTGCCAAGGCTGCGAAGCCCGCCCCGGCCAAGGCTGCGAAGCCTGCTCCCGCCAAGAAGGCGACGGCTCCGAAGGCGTCGGCCCCCAGCAAGCGGGTGGCGACGAAGAAGGCCACCGCCGCAGCGGTGTAGTCTCTACACGGCTCCTTCTCGGGTGAGGAGAGTCCGAGACCCCCAGGGTTCGCCCTGGGGGTCTTGTAGTTGGTGACAAATGTCACAGGATTCCGATTGGCAATGTCAATGCCCGATCGAGTAAATTGTCATCACTCCCACCCACCACGCAGGAGAAGCCAACCCCAGTGTCATCGCCCGATTCCTCACCCGACCTCTCCATCCACGACTTCCTCCCCGAATGGCTTGGCGACTACGCCGAGGCCGTCGCCATCGAGTTGCAGGTGCCTGCTGATGCCGTCAGCACGCTGGCGCTCGGCGCCATCTCTGCTGCCATCAACGGCTCCGCTCAGAGCGAGGTCGTGGAGGGCTGGATCGAGCCCGTCAACATGTACACCATGGCGCTGCTCGCCTCGGGTGAGGGCAAGAGCCCGGCGTTCGCCCGCCTCCTCGACCCGGTGACCAAGGCTGCCGAGGAGGTGCACGGCGTCATCAAGTCCGACGTCCGCCAGCAGCAGGCCCGCAACCGGATGCACAAGAAGTACCTCCGCTCCACCGAGACGTCGCTGATGAAGCAGGTCAAGGACGGCGACATCACCCTTGATGACGCCATCATCCGCCTCGCCTACGAGGAGCAGCAGTTGAAGACGTCGGCTCGGTCGACCACCGGCCCGACGCTGCGCATCCTCACTGATGTCACACCAGCGGCGGTCATCGACGCCCTGGAGGCCAACGACGGCCGGATCATCGTCGCCAGCCCGGAGGCCGAGGCGCTGCTGAACTTCCGTGGCGGCTCCAAGGAGGCCGTGTTGAAGGGCTACGACGGCGAGCGCCTGACGCAGGCCCGGCGCACCACCGGGGAGATCACCATCGAGCGGCCCATCGTCACGATGATGCTCGCCATGCAGCCGACCGTGCTCACCTCGCTCGGCTCGGACATGGTGAACCGCGGCCTCATGCCCCGGTTCATGATCGCCTACCCCGACACCATGGTCGGCCACCGGGCGGCTCGGCCCCGGCTGGTGCCTGCTGGCATCATCAAGGCCTACACCGAGAACATCGCCTCCATCGTGGAGATGTTCGCTTCCAACGACATCAAGACCATCACCTGGTCACCGGCTGCTCGTCGGCGCATCGGCCAGTGGCGGGACGAGATCGAGCCCCAGATGGCCACGGACGGCCTGCTGGCTCCCATCTCGGCCTGGGCATCGAAGGTCCGGGGCGGGCACTTCATCCGGATGGCCTCGATCCTCACCATCGCTGACGGCCGGACCGAGGTCACCGTGCAGGACGCCGATGATGCCGCCAACATCCTGCGCCTCTACACCCTCCACGCCCTGCGGGCGTTCGGGGAGATGGGCGCCTCCTCGGCCGACGACCTGATCCACCTCATGGCTCTGGTCGCCAAGTTGCCGAGCGACACCTTCTCCAAGCGGGACATCATGCGGCGGTCCAACCGCTTCATGAGCCAGCCCGACCGGGCGGCTGACGCACTCAGCCAGGCGGTCGAGCAAGGCCTGCTCCTGATCGAGGGTCGCGGCTGGAAGAAGCCGTGATCCTCGACCAGGGCCGTCAATGTCAATGACTACAGACGGCGGATGAGGAAGATCACGAGGACCACCAGGAGCACGACGATCAGAATCCCGACGATGCCGTACGTCATGGTCTCTCCCTACAGTCCCTCGAACGGATCTTCACGGCTCTGCTCCCGCTCCCGGATCCGCATCATCGACCCAACCATGTTCCAGGTCTCCTCGGACGGGGCTCGGACTCCGGCGCTGGAGGCGTGGTGCGCCAGCACGGTGGGGTGCATGCGGTCCAGGTCCTTGGACCGGTGACCGCGGGCCCACAGGTGCTCCATCAACCGGTTCGCCTTCTGGACCCGTGCTCGCTGCTCGTAGTCGTCCGGCATAGCGGGATCGTACCCCCTCGCCCCCTGCCCCCTTATAGGTGCCCGGATGGCCCGATCGTCGCGGGCTCGGTGCTAACACACCTCGATCCATAGGTATGGCAGGTCAGATGATTGACAATCGGAGAGGCTCTATAAGGCCCTGTGAGCGACGCAGACCCACTTCCGGTACCAGGAGGCGGGGGAGACCCCAGAGGCGATCCTGGGGTCTCACAGCGCCTCCTCCCGGGGTCAGAGGACCAGCCAGGCCAGTGCAACCAGGGCGATGGCCACCGAGATCAACGTCAGGACGATGCTGCGGGGCAGCACGATCCACGCGACGATCGCGGCCACGATCGCCACGACGAACGCCGCCAGGAACAAGATGTCGGCCAGGTTGGCGTTGCCGCTCATGAGGCCGTCATCGACGGCGAAGAGTGTTGCCAGTGTCATCGTTGGGTCCTTTCTCAGGTGTCGTGGTCATCCAACGTCGTGATCACCTCGTCGCCGGACATCGGGATGGTCACAGCCCTCGCTGCGGCCCCGACGCCAGACCCGAAGATGCGGGACAACATCCCAGCGTTGCCTCGTGCTTCCATCTCCAGCCGCACCACGTCCCGGGTGTCGCTGATGTCGCGCATGTCCTTGATGAGCCGGAAGAAGCGGTCCATCTCCATCGACACGCCGACGTCCAAGACCTCGCCGGAGGCCTCCTCAGCGAACCGGGCGAAGGCCACCCGCTGGCCCTGGATCTCGACCATGGCCCGCATGGTCGCCTGCAACTGGTCCTTGGTCCGGATCTCCAAGGGGATGTTGAAGGCGCACGCCGAGCCCGGGTTCCAAGCGGGGCAGTTGTTGGCCAGCACGCACGTGCTGCACATCCGCTGCGAGTGGTTGGGCGAGGTGACGATGACCGTCTCCTCGTGGACGTCGCGGCCCTCGCCGTCCTTGTAGGTGCTCACCAGCGAGTCGAAGCCGAACACCGGCAGCGGCTGCTGCTCGTGCACGTGCCGCATCACGGAGGGGTGATTGGCAATGCTCGTCACCGGAGATGCTGGCATCACGGCGTCCTGCATCGGCGCCATGTTTGACAATAGAACCAGGCTCGGAGCGTCGTTGTGCCGCTCCTCCCACGCCAGCCACGACTTGATGGCGCCTCTCGCCGCCTCGGCGCTGGAGCCATTGGCGATCTCGGTGGGGTTGCAGCCGAGCGCGGCGAAATCGTCCAGGTGCTTGGCACGGGCCTCGATCTGCTGCGTGTTGGGGTACCGCCGGAGCCGGTTGTTGGCCCACACCTGCGTCTCGCCCGACTTCAGCACCGAGTACCAAGCCGTAGTGGCCAGGGAGTCCAGGCGCTCCACGCCCTTGGTGATGCCGGTGACAGCCATAACGTTGGTGTCCGGGAACCGTCCGAGGGCCTTGCGGAACTGGACGGGATCCTTCACCACCGGCTCGGCCAACGAGACCATCGGCGCCGTGTAGCCGGGCTCGAAAGCGGCGTCCGGCGTCCACAACGGGGCGAACGTGTCAATGGCATCAGCCACCAGCGGATCATCGACCCACGACAGCGGCCCGACGAGGATCGTGGGCTTCTGCTCGATGAGCGGCCTGATGAGGTTCAGATCCTCACCCCGGTTGGTGAACAACACCCACTCGGCGCCCTCAGGGAGCGTGGAGGCATCCCACACCTTCTTGGTCCGACGCATGAGTACAGAACCATTGAGGGCGTAGCGCGTGATCCCGCACTCCCGGAGCAGTTCCAGGTGGGTCTTGATCTCGGCACCAGCGAAGTAGAGCGTTGTCATGGCAACATGCAGACGAACAAGTCGACCTGCCCTCCAGGGGAGTTGAGTTTCAGCGGCTGAAATGTATACCCATCAGGACAGATCACCCCCGGTGGTCCCGGTGGTCCCGCTGGCCCAGGTGGTCCCGGCGGACCGGTGATCGACTCACCGGATGGCCCCGCTGGTCCCGGCAGACCGACGACGGACGAGCCTGGTGGTCCCGCTGGCCCCGGCGGACCTGTGACAGATGAACCAGGAGGCCCTGTGGCACCCGTCGCTCCAACAGGTCCAACCACCGATGAGCCCGGAGGCCCGGCAGGCCCGACAACAGAGGATCCAGGAGGCCCGGCGGGTCCCGGAGGCCCTGTCACGCTCTCACCCGGAGGCCCTGCTGGCCCTGGAGGCCCAGGTGGACCGACACCGCTCACACCGTTGGTTCCGTTAGCACCGTCTGATCCCTGGATGACCACCGTCACTGCTGGCACCGTCGTCGTGGTGGTCGGCGTTGTTGGCTCAGCAAGATCCGACCATCCGCCGACAGCGGTGACAACGGCGATCACCCCCACCGAGATGCCCGACAGGAGGTAGATCGGTGTCACAGCGGCTCACCCTTGTCGGCCTCGACGTCGTCGGCCTCGACCTCGTCTTTCTTGCCCCCCGGACGATCTGACAACGATGACCCGGTCGATGCCTTGCCCGCTAGAAGCCCGAGTAGGGCTCCAAGGATCCCGCTGACGAGAGTCGACAGCGTGTTGGCGATGACGCCGGTGTCGGCCTCGGGATTCTTGAACTCCACGATCACGATGAGGATGCCGAGGCCAACGATGGCGAACCCGACGACAAACGTGAACGTCAGCACCATGATCTCGATGACCGAGCGTCCCCTGAACATGGTGGCTCATGGCGAATACTCGCCTAGTCGTTCTTCTTCCCGCTCTTCGTGCCACCCTCGTCACTGATGACGACACCAAAGGCCGAGATGGTGTCAATGGGCTCGATGGGCGCCCCGGGTGCCAGTTCCGGCGCCGAGCAGCCGTACTGGGTCAACTGCCAGCGGTAGCCCTCCAAGGCCTCGGTCGTCTCCAGCCAGCGGAGGGTCATGAAATTGCCATCGGTGGCGTAGACGCGGCCGTTGGGGGTTCCGTCCTTGCCGGTGGCCTGGATCAGGTAGGGGCCGATGCGGGCCATGTCGCCTCCTGGCGGTGTGGGCTGCGGGGGATGCGGTTGCGGTTGCGGCGGCTCGGGCTCGGGCTGCGGTGAGTCGTGGAACTTGTCATTGTCAACCCATGTTGACAGCAGCACGCCGGGGCAGGAGGTCGACGTGATCTCCTTGTGCTTCTTCATGTCGAGCGTGCGCCCGGCCCGCTCCTCTACCCGTTGATGGAACCAGCCAACCGCCGCCAGCATTGCATCGGTCGGGACGTCGTCCACACCGACGAGGCAGCACACCGAGGGCATCGTCTTGTTGCTGTCAGCGCTGCCATTGGCCCCACCCTTGTAGCCGAGCACGCGGCCCTCGAACAGACAACCGTGCGAACAGGCCAGGGCGTTGTACTCGATGTCGGACTGGTTGCTGATCGACTGATGCTGGCGCTGGATGGATCGGACCTGGCTTCGGCAACGCTCATGGTCTGCTGATTCCGGAACCATGTAGCCACGGTTGGCTGCGGTGTAGTGGCAGACCGTGGCCACGAGATCGGTGAAGCCGCCTGGGTTGGACTTGGGCGGGATGGCGCCCCAGTCAGCGCGGTACTCAATCGGAGGTTGGGGCCACGGCATCGTCTTCCTCCTCCAAGAGTCCGTTCATGTCCACGTAGTGCGGTGCCGCCGCCATGCCCTCGGGATCGGGCTCGTCAGCCCACTCCTCTTCTTCGGTCTCGACCTCCACGTCGTCGTACTCCTCGTCGTAGTCGGTCATGGGATGCTCCTTGGTGCTGTTGATGGACTCAGACGGGAAGATCGTCGTCCAAGGCCGGGGTCTTGACCTGAGGGATGCGACCGAAGGCCTGCTTGCGAGACTTGGGTCCGGTTGAGGCCATCTTCACCGGCTGCCCGACCTTCTGCCTGATTCCGGAAGCAGATCCGATGGCATTGACCGTATGCCCGATTGCTTGCTGCACCTTGGCGAAGTACGGCGTCAGGTGTGGCACCGAGTGCCCAAAGGACCTGGCGTGCAAGGTCTCGCCATGAAGCGGTGAGCCGGTGTGCATCCGGTCTGCTCGGTACCGGGAAGCGCCACCAGCGGCGTACCACGACCGGCCACGCTCGCCACCGTAGTCCCAGACGCCTCCTGGCTGAGGGATGTTGCCCATGATGTCACCTCACCTTCCCGACGACCCGGTACCGAGGCCGAGGGTCCTTGCCGGGCGTGGAGACGCACATGGCGCCCTGCATGGAGCCCTTGATCATCGTCGGAGTCTTGTCTCCTGGGTTGCAGATGGAGCCGCCGCGCACGAGACGAACCTTCTTGGCGCCCATCATGGCCGACTCGTCCTGCTTCTTTCGTGCCAGCATGTTGACACGGTACCAGGTGGGACCCATCGGGATCAGGACTGCGCTGCTCGCTCGTCCCAGGGGATCATCTCGTGCTGGTGTGTCAGCGCCTGTTCGTGCAAGGCAACCCGCCCTTCCAAGAGCAGTGAGGTGATTCCGTACTCACGGAGTGTCCGGCACGCCACCGGATCGACGTCCAGGTAGAACGAGATCCGATGTGATGCCGCCAACAGATTGGTCACGGCGTGGATCTTCCACATCGTGTCCGACTCGTACCAGGTGGTCGGCTTGCAGACGATGACGTCATGCTCGATCCGCTCCCGGCGCAGAGCCTGGTGGACCGTCTCGGACGGTATGAGAGATAGCAGCACCGTCTGGATGCTCCCCGCCCGCAGAGACTCGAAGAGCACCCGGCGCTCGGGGATGATCGACCCGTCTGCCCGGCACAGGGCTTCCAAGGACAGCACCATGATCACAGGCTGGTCCCCGTACCGCTCGGGACCTGGTTGTCCCAGGCCTGCTGGCCGGTCGGCACGCCGTATGGCGTGAGGATGTTGACATCACCAGTCAGCGGATCTGTTGGTGCAGCACCGATGTCCCGGTTCCGGTACCACACGCCGTCACGCGGATTGCGGCGAAACAGTGCCACGAACTTGTCGATGGCATCACCAGCCAACTCGTCCTGGTAGTAGCAGTACGGCACCGAGAGCACCGGTTCCGTGCCCGGGAAGGTCGGGACGGTACCAGCCGGATCTGTCGTGTCATAGTCCACAGGCAGCCCGACCGAACGCACTGCTTCCATCAGCACACGGTTGGCGAAGCCGAGATCAGTTGCTTCCGTCCACAACGAAGGATCGTGGTAGTCCTGCTGCTGCCAGCGGGCGTAGGCGTATGACACCACGGCAATGCTGTTGTCATCAGGGATGCTGTCCAAGACGTCCAGGTCAGACCAGTCCGGCGTGCCCCGAAGGTGTGAGACCTGGAAGAACCGGGCCAGGCTCTCGCCCGCCGAGAGGTAGTGCGGCGTGCACGACCAGTAGATGGCCCGGTTCAAGGCCTGCTCTGCTGGTGGCAAGGGCTCCAGGTCCGGATCGATGACGTAGGTCTCCTCGACCACGGTGCCCTGGTTCAGGAACACGTAGAACGGGAGGTTGACCACCTCGATGTCCTGGCCGACCGCCGTCGCCGCCACGCTGCGCAGCATCAGGAAGTCCCCGTCCGGTGACAGCGGCATGTCCGTGGCCAGCAAGGAGGTTCCAAGGGCCTCGGTGGCATCGAGGAAGATCACCCAGTCCTCGTCGGCATAGTGCCAGGCCGCGTCGGCTGCCTCAAACGAAGCCTGCCGGAAGGACGCACTATCCTCGAAGAACGACGGGCGCGACGTGGAGTGGTAGGCGAACTTTGCTGTCGGAAACGTCTTGGCGTAGTCCACCTGGTAGAAGCGGTTGGTCTCCGTAGCGCCGCCGTCGTAGAAGAACAGCGTCTCCACGAAGTTGTTGAGCCAGGGCGAGACCGTGCCGATGTCGAAGTCGCCATCACCCAGATAGGCTGAGATGATCCCGTGGATCCTCACTTGCGCCTCCTCACTGGCAGACCGACCCGCTTGCCGATCTTGCCGGAGTAGTAGCCCTTCTGAGCCCGCACCTTGGGCACGATGTAACCGTGAACAAACGGACAGGCATGGCAGAGGTACATCTTCTGGTTGTCCGGGATGTTGCGGTTCGACTCGTGTCCGCCGATGATCTTCTCTTTGCTGAATGCATCAGGGCACGAGAACTCCGGGCGATTGTGCTTGTTGAAGCAGGCGATGGCGTCGGCCTTCAACTCCTCCCGCTCCTCGTACATCTTGCCCGTTGAGTCCAGCATCTCCTTCTGGACGGTGTGCACGACGTCGGCGGTGTCCCAGGTCAACTGGTCCGAGGCCCAGATGTCGTGGATCCGCATCGTCTCGGGATGCGGATGATCGTGCCGTCGCACCCAGTCCTCCAAGGCCGGGTCGTACTCAGCCACCATCACCGGGTCGCCCTCGTCGTCCCGGTAGACGTACTCGACCTCGCGGCCGTCCTCCATCCAAGCAATGCGAGCAGGGACCATGCGCACACCAGTGGGAGGGTCGGGCAGGCGGGTCAGCGTGGCGCACTGATGACACAGCGCAAGGCGGGGCATCGGCGCAGCCTAGAACAGCGAGCCCTGTCGGAGTTGGCCGACACGGCGCTGGGCTGAGCGGATCTGCGAGCGCTTGGCCACCGCCTGCGGATTGACGTTGATGTCATCACCCTCGAACTTGAACATCGAACCCTGCCCCGGATGGATCGGGAGCGTGTCCGACGTCGCCGCCTGGTGCTGGGCCACCATGCGCTCGTAGGGGAGATCCTTGCCACCTCCGGCCCGACGTCGCGCCTCGGTCCAAGGCACCGCCTGGGCACCAACCGAGGGGATGATCTCACCAGACTCGGCCGACATGTGCCGGGCCAGGCGCTCCACGGACTCCTGGCCCCAGGCATGGCGCAGCGTCGGCGGGCTCGATCCTGGTAGCACACCACCGGCCCGCAGCCGCTTCTCGCTGGCCGCACCGGCCTCCCCGACACCGAACTTGGCCGGGCTCTGGAACTTGGCCTTGCCGCTGCGCCCCGTCGACACCGCCTCGATCTGCTGACCGCTCTGGAGAGCCTGCATCCAGGTGTCGTTGGCGATCGGGTGCGTGGGGGACAGGATGCCCTCTGTTGACGACTTCAAGCCCCACAGGTCCATGCGCTGCTGGCCCTTGGTCTGGCGCAGCGCCACGTCCATGCGGTTCATGAACTCGGCGTGTTGGTCGGTGCCGGGTTCGCTGTTCTTGATGGCCTCGTGATATGACCACACCTTGGGACTGGTGGAGGGATCGATGGCCTGGCCCGGGTGGGTCTTGCCGCGCAGGACGTTGACCGCCTTGATCACATTCTCGCTCGTGCCTCCCTTGGCCATCGCCTCCAGGTCCACGTTGCCCCGGGTCTGCACGTGCTCCCGGACGGTGGGGTCCTTGACCGAAGCGAACGCTGCTGCCGACATCTTCGACGGATGGACCCACTTGCCCACGTAGTCACCGAGGGCGGCGTTGCCACTGGCAGCCACAGCCTCCGGGCTGACCCTGACCCGGGCGTTGGGGTCGGCGTGCGCATGGGCCAGGGCGTGAACTGCGGCGTACTCCTGGTCCGGGTTGTTCTGAGGTGACATCACCGCCGATGCTGCGATCACCTGCTGCCGGGTGTGGCCGGTGGCCTCGGCCACCGCCGCCAACTTGGCGTGATGCTGGAAGTACCAGTCGGCTCCAAGGTGTCCGAGCCCGGCGCCTTGGGAGCCACCCCCGACCATCGGAGCATCCCGACGAGCACGGGCCTGCGCGCTCACGACCATGCCGTGCTGACTGTGCACCGCTCCGGCCATGGTGATCGGCTTGTTGGTGAAGACGTTTGCTTCCGCCATCGCCTCATGGGTGATGATGCGGCGCTGAGCAGCGTTGCGGGTCTTCTCCGGACGGCTGGGATCGGTGATGGTCTCGCTCAGTGCTGACATCAACCCGGGCTGGTCGCGCTTGGCATAGCCGAGGTTGCGCATCTGGGCATTGAGGTTGGCCTGCCCGGCACGGCTGATGTCACCCATCCGCAGTGGTCGGTCAACGGGCATCGAACGCGGGCGACGTGCCATCAGAACAACCTCATCTGTTGGGTTCCCGACTTCTTCACTCGCTTGCCGGGGAACGTCGGGTTGGCCTTGGAGGCCCACGACGGGATGCTCACCAGGCTCTGGTCCGGGAACTGTCCACCTCGGGAGTGGTAGTACGAGTTCTGCCCTCTTGTTTCCGTGAACAATGCCTCGTGAGATGCCGGGCTGAACATCATGGCGTGGTGCCGAGCGGCAGCCTCTTCGCCATGTCGGCCAAAGTCCCGACCGATTGCCAGATGCCCGAAGGCATCGTGCACAGCACGGAACTGGTCGTTCTCCTCATAGGAGAACACCGAATGCGGGCCGGTGGTTCTGGAAGCAAAGGTCTTGATCCTGCCGTGCTGGGTGACATCAGCCTTCAGTGCATCCGGCGTGGCGTACGGGTCCTCGTGGGTGACCTCGTGCTTGATGCCGAGCCCGCCCTGCTCCTTGGGGGTTGTGAGATAGCGATACTGCTCGCCCACCTCTCCCCGCATCGACTCATAGGACTGGCGTAACGACGGGCTGGCCTCGGTTCCAATGGCCTCGTCATATGCCTTGCCCACGTTCATCGTCAGGTTCGGGTCGGCCCGAAGGCCGTGCAAGCCGCGACTGCTGTAGCCGTAACCACGGGCCTTGGCAAAGTGCTTGGCTGCGTGAGCCAGGCTCGCCACCGGCCCGTAGTCGCCCTTGGGGACGCTGAGTCCCGGCAGTCGCGGCTGCGTGACCACTACTCGCCTCGACGGCCCTCAGCGGTGAGGGTGCCCTTGGCTGTGGCGCCCGGCGCAGGCTTGTCCTCCGGCGTACCCGCCGTGATGATGACCTCAGTCACCTGCCCCGCCACGACATCGATCGCCAGCGAGCCCTGGTAAATGCCACCGGAAGCAGTGACAGAGGCAGTACCCACCGGACCAACAGCAACGGCCTTGCACGAGGCGTTGTCATTGGCATCAACCTCGACGGCGATGATCGAGTCGTCCGATGACTCCCAGGCGATGGCAACACCTGAGAGATCGACCGGGTTGTCATAGCGATCCTCGGCGCCAACCGAGAGGGTGACCTGCTGATCAGCGGTCA